ACAGTGTTACTTAACTCAAACAAATCAATATGATAAAATTTGTCGATTTGATGTGATAGAAATATATTATAATAGCGAAACTAATTATAATATTAATCATATAAAAAATGCTTTCGAATTTTAGCAGTATTAAAAGGAGCTAGTAATGCGCATTATTATAGGAATTACAGGGGCGAGCGGCTCTATTTACGGGATTAGATTAATAGAAGTTTTAAAAAAACAAAATCAATGTGAAGTGCATGCCGTCGTTACTAAAAGTGGTTGGCAAGTACTTCAATATGAATGTGGAATTACAAGAGAACTTTTAAAAGAAAAAGTAGATTTATTGCATGATGTAGATAATATAGGAGCATCCATTGCCAGTGGGTCTTTTAAAAACGATGCAATGATTATCGTACCTTGTTCGATGAAAACTCTTGCGAGTATCGCGCATGGAATATCGGATAATTTATTAAGTCGTGCAGCCGATGTTACATTGAAGGAAGGTCGACCGTTAGTTATTGTACCGAGAGAAACTCCTTTAAATGCAATTCACTTAGAAAATATGTTAAAACTAGCAAGGCTAGGGGTGAAAATCATACCAGCTTGTCCGGGCTTTTATCATAACCCTCAGAATATACAAGATATTGTAGATATGCTTGTGGGAAAAATTTGTGATAGTATTCATGTGGAGCATACTTTATTTGAACGATGGCAGGGAAACATATAATTGGAGGTAGCTAGATTATGTTTGCACAAACATTTGGTTCAACTACAATTGGAGTTAATGGTTTTTTGATTCATGTTGAAGTAGATATTACAAATGGATTACCTGGTTTTGAGATTGTTGGACTTCCAGATACGGCAGTTCGAGAATCTAGAGACCGGGTAAGAGCTGCAATTAAAAATTCTGGATTTAAGTTCCCTGCTCGTAAAACAACAATTAACCTTGCGCCTGCTGATATGAAAAAAGATGGTTCAGGTTTGGATTTGCCAATAGCAATAGGTATTCTATTAGCAAATGGAATTATTCCACAAGAATTATCCGAAAAAAGTATGTTTGTAGGCGAGTTATCTTTAGAAGGAAAACTAAGAGGAATTCATGGAATATTGCCAATGGCCATTCATTGCTTAGAAAAAGGAATAACAAATATTTTTGTAGCGCCTGAAAATGCAAGCGAAGCTTTGCTTGTTGATGGGCTCACAGTTTATGCTCCTAACACGCTTGAGGAGCTTATTGCTTTTTTAAAGGGTGATAACGAATTAATAGCTGCCCAAAACGATGATATTATTTTAGAAGAACCGAAATTTGAAGAGGATTTTTCTGAAGTGCAAGGTCAGTTTATTGCAAAGCGTGCATTAGAAATCGCTGCTGCTGGAGGGCATAATGTTATTATGACCGGTCCGCCAGGCTCAGGCAAAACGATGTTAGCCAAACGGGTGAGTTCTATTTTACCTACAATGTCAACACAAGAGGCTTTGGAAGTTACTAAAATTTATAGTATTGCAGGGATATTAAAGCAAAATATAGGGCTGATTACAAGGCGGCAATTCCGTAGCCCACATCACACCATTTCGGTTGCAGGAATGATTGGTGGAGGGGGAATACCAAAACCTGGAGAAGTAACATTAAGTCATAATGGGGTACTGTTTTTAGATGAATTACCTGAGTTTAGTAAATCAGCGTTAGAAGTTTTAAGACAACCTTTAGAAGATGGTGCTGTTACAATCTCTCGTGTAAATGCATCAATTTCTTACCCCTCTAAATTTATGTTAATATCCTCTATGAATCCATGTCCGTGCAGTCATCAACTCCAAATTTGTAGTTGATAGTGGCTACGGTTTTTTGCTTTCCATTATCGGTTAGTGTTGTGTTGATAACTATATTATCTATTAGAATTCTAATTATCTCACGTTTTAATTCAAATGTAATAGCACTACTATTAATAATCTTTTCTTTAAGATTATTAAGCATGTCTACGGCATTTTCTCTTTGAGCAGAGGATATGTTTACTTTAATTAAATTATATTCGAGCTCTGAAGCACGTTTTTCTAACGTGTTTTTTTCTAATGCAATTTTAGTCAATTGTTTTTCGATGTCAGCCGAAGAGATAAGACGTTTTCTGAACAAATCTAAAATGCTTTGTTTTTCAAATTCTTTTTCTTCAATACATTTATTAATAATAGTTTTTTCTACTTCAATAGAGTTTTTAATTTCTTTAATTTTAGCATCATTATTTTCAATTTTATTTATAATCAACTCAGGGCTTTGGATAAAAGCTAAACAATCATTCCATACATAATCCTCTAGCCATTGCTTAGGTACGCTTTTATTTGGACAACGTCCGTCTAATGATCCGACCCATGTTCTGATTCCATTACACCTGTAGTATGAACCCTTTTCGCTCGAAGTTGTTCCATGAAAATGAAGACCACAAACGCCACACTTGATTAGACTGCGGAGTAGGTAATTATATTTTTTATTTCTAAACGCATCGATATAATTTTCTTGAATAACTTCTTGAGCACGGTCCCAAACATCTGTATCGATAATAGCAGGAACCTCACGTACTATTAATTCACGTTCTTTTTGACTACGCTTACCATATACATGAATACCTTTATAAGTTTCGCTTCTTAGTATATTTAGAATCCTGCCTGGTCGCCATATTCCAGCTGTATTAGTTTTTCTTTTTCCACCTTGTGTATTTTTACGTGCAACATAAGAAGGGGGGATACATAAAGCATTGAGATATTCAGCTATTCGAATTGTTGACATATGTTGCTCTGTAGTTAATTTATAAATTAAACGAATAACACTTGCTTCCGAAATATTGGCTCCTTCGATTGGAACTTCGTTTATAGAGAGTTTTTTATCAACTAGTTCATAACCATAGGGAACAATACCACCGAGCCAATTCCCTTCTCTAGCAGCACGATTAGCACCATGCCACATACGGTCGAGTATATTACTTCTCTCTAGATCTGCAACACCGGCCAATATAGTGAGAAGGAAGCGACCGGAAGCATCGCCGGTATCAAATGGTTCTGTCATAGATTTTAATTTAACACCTAATCCTTCGAGATCGTAGATAGCGTTCAAAATTACTCGTGTAGCCCGTCCGAGTCGATCAAGCTTATATACAAGCAAAGTATCGAACAAGCCATTTTTAGCATCTTGTAGAAGCTCTGAGCCAGCAGAACGATCTTGAAGTGGGAGAGTACCGGTTATTCCATCGTCTTTATATATTTTTAAAAGTGGCAGTTGATGAAGATCACAATATTTTTCTGCGAATGTAACCTGGGCTTCAATAGTCCCTTTTTCCATTTGATCGTCTGTTGAAACCCTGCAGTATGCCGCGAGTTTTTGCATTTTAACAACTCCTTGAATAGTATTTAGTACATATGTTCGCGTATCGAGGTATTTTAAAAGCGGTTATTAGCCGCTTTTATTTTTTCGTTTTATATATTTCGTTTAATTGATTCAAATGTTTTTCTTCTTCGTATAAATCCACTAATTCCGCGAGATAATCGACTGCATCAGCTAATTGTACATCATTCAACTGGTCAATTATTTTATGACATTGTTGCCTATTGAGGGCGGCGTCGAAGTTATTTGTAGTTATAATAATCACTCCTTAGTACATATGTTTGGTGTTGTGCTAAAAATAAAAAGTGGCAAGAGCCGCTTTTTATTAATATAGGTTAGGTTTCATCAATTCTCGTACAACCATTGAAATATAGCTGCATATACTTTATTTTGTACAGAATCACTACTTACCACGCTTTTTGTTCCATCGTTGATCGTTGTAATCAGGTTGTTGTTTGAATCATAGAAGCGATGATTTTCCGTAATAAAGGTTTTATCTACCTCATTATATACAGTGGAGGCGACGCTGTATTTTATTTTGCTCCAAGTGGAAGTGTCATATTTGCCTTTATACTTAGAAGTGAGTTCTTCTAGCATTGCTTTAGATATGTCCATCTTTAGATCTGCACTAATAACGTCCGATGACCCAACCGTTCTTGCAGTGTTTGTGTCAAAGTAAAATGCTGTGATATTGTCTTTGTAGGCTAATTGCCAAGTTTGCGTTGAGGTTTCAGCAGAGGCAACAGTGCAGAACATCATCAGTACAAGCGCGCATATAGTGCTTATAAATTTAATTTTCATGTTTTCATACTTCCTTTTATTTTCAACTAGAAAAACTTTAGTTTTAAGATTTTGTCAGTTACGTGTTTATTTTTTTGTCTTTGGATTATTTGTATTAATAGAAATTGCTGTTTTTACTTTAGTGGATATCATATTTAAGATAGGTGTATAGATATCAATACTTTCTTCAGGTGTTTCTATAGAAACAATTAAAGAGTATCGAATTGTTTTATCACCGCAATTTTGTCTACGTAATTCTCGCCACCATCCAACTACCGGATATACTGCTATTAAATTACTTGTTGCTAATTGAGCGGCGGTTGTTTCCCAAACATCAGAATGTATTGATCCTACATTTCGGTTCACTTCCCCTAAAGTCCAATTTATTGATGATGCTTCATTTTCTAATTCTTCGTCACGCGCCATAGCAGCAGTAATAGAAGATATAAATGAATTTCGTGACATGCTACCATTAAGTTTGAATCTAAGTCCACAGGAGGCATATCTAAACTTATCTTTCCAGCCTAATTCACCAGGACACGGTTCAATAAAATAGGATAGAGTAATTTTTAATTTAAATTTTGTTTTACCATATTCTAACAGAAGGGTTTTGGGCCATGGAATTTCATGTAATTGCATGGCGTTCATTTTCCATTTTGAGTTTTCTTTTTTATATGGTTTTAATTCATTTTCAACAATTAAGCTGACGCTATTTTGGGCACAATGAATAGCTCGTTCTAAATTCGGAACACCATAACCACAAGTATGTAATAATTTTCTATATGATGAAAGTTTATTTGTATTATGTAAAAATTGATTTTTCATTGTTTTAGTCCATTCTGCTGAATGGATCATCAAAGCACGGATAGTTTCAGGCCATGCATCTGGATATTCTGCTTGAATTTTGGCTGCTAAATAGGAAGCTTTGGCTGTTGCAGAACTAGTTGCCCAAATGGTAGTTAATAAGCTTTCCTGAGGCTTATAATTAGTTGTTAATAAAGATAATTCATCTGATTGGTAATTTGTATTTGAAATTAAATTATCTTTAATACGGTTGCCACCTTCTAATAAAATTTCAGGTTTAATCGGCCAAGGCTTGTCCCAAATAAAGGATGTTTTACTATAAGGAGAAAGTCCACCACTTGGTGCAATTGCATTATCTGTCGGGTCAGATGGTATTAAATCTGTATATGCACCAACAGTGATCGCATTCCATGATTGTCCAGGATTTTCAATGGATGAAACAGAATTGCTATCAAAGTAGTTACTAAAGTCATTCATGTCGTGAATGTTTCCAGCAGAAATACACATTAATTTTTGTTTATTGTCTATTTGTCCAGAAGTTACTTCGTCGATAGAAGCAGACCAAGACGTTGGATGACCATTGTTAGAATTATATTTATCAGATGTTACAGCCATGCATAGAATTCTTTTCCTTGTAGGAGAGGCTATAATTCTATTACTTATAGCTTGAGAAGTTATTGCCCCATATAATTGAGGTTCGTTTTGTCCATTTGGCGGTAAGATTTTTGCCGATTCTAAAATATGAGTTATCTTTACAGGGTAATTAGTTTCTAAAATTTTAACTAGATCATCATATGCTGAAATACCAGCCATTGCAGTTCCGTGCCCATCGTGGTCTGATGTTAACCAATCTGGATTATATGTATCACAATCTTCATCTTTAAGTATAGGGGATAATAAGAGATGCGCATTATTTACACCAGTATCTAATATGCAAATACTAAAATCATTAACTTCTGGTGATTTTTTTATACGAGAAACAGCATCTTTTAACCAATCTGTTTGTTGATTATTTGGCATTTCTATAAAAAAATTTTTTGTTTCTGCTGCTCTTCTAAATTCAGCAATATTGTCAGATGCAATAATTAAATTATTTAAATCAGCTTTGTTTACTTTGCAAAGTAAAACTGTTCTTTCTGGAAATTCTATGGTTTCACTTTTTGTAGCAATATCCAATTTTTTTGTTGATTTAAGGAAAGCTTCTAATTCTTCTTTTGTGGTTACAGTTGTCCATATTTCACACCATTCTCGAATTTCAGAAGGAATCCATTCTTTCTTACCATTCCAAAATGATTCGATAACAGCTAGATTGATATCATTAATGCTATCAATTAAATTTTGATGTTTAGGCTTATTAAATCTTGATTCGGTAGTGAGATAGTCGTTTATTTTATCTAGAAAATAATGTTCTTTTCCCTTTGGGATATATACTGTTGATTTAGTTAAATCTTTGCCATTAATAGATTCTGTTTGAACGTGTAATAATTTAATTCCACTTCGTGTAATATCTAAACTTTTTAAAGCTAAGTCATAGCCAGGGGTGCTAAAGAATTCTAAATACATACCGTCTTTTGTTGGAATAGAAATAGCCTTCTTTTCAATTTGAGCTTTTTCCCATGCTAATGTTAGTTGTTTTTTTAAATAGTTTCCATGTGAAGAACGAATTCTTGGGGGAAGGTTTAGTGATGATCCTCCTTGTTGATTTGGCATGTATGAATAATTTTTGGTAACGTTTTTTTTCAAGAATAAAACTTTTTTTAAATCCATTTATTTTACTCCTTATAATAGATGTTCTTTTCTTCAAGTCTATTTACTAGTAATTTGTCGGTTACAAATTGTTTATCAAATAATATTACTTCTTTAATTGCATCGTCACATGCTTTTGTTATTTCAGCATGACTTAACTTCTTAATGTATTTAAAAATTGTGGATATATTCATATTAGGATCAATAAAATTGGTTAAACGATTTTTTATTAAAAGTTCTATTTCCTGTTCGTCAGGAGATTTATAATATAATACATCATCAAAACGCCTAAAAAGTGCTGAATCTAGTAATTGAGGATTATTCGTTGCAGCAATGATTATACTTTGAGAGTCATCTTGCTCTATAAACTGAAGAAAGGAGTTTAAAATACGGCGAATTTCACCTACATCATTGTCTAAACTTCGATCAGAGCCAATAGCATCAAATTCATCGAATAAATAGACTGCTTGAGATTCTTTTATAGTATCGAATATCTGGCGTAATTTTGCACTTGTTTCCCCCATGTATTTTGTAATAAGTTTATCCATCGCAATTGTACAAAGTGGAAGATATAACTCACTAGCGAGAATTGACGATGTCATTGTTTTACCAGTACCAGGAGGTCCAACGAGGAGAATTTTCCTTCTATTTGTTAAACCGTGTTTAAATAATTTTTCACGCTCTTTGAATTCCTTTGTTATTCTAGCCAATCTTTCTAATATAATTGGAGAGGCTACGAATTCACTTTTTCTTTTTTGGGGAACAGTACAAGAAATCAATTCTTCTAATTCATTATTAAAATTGATCATTTTAGGACGTTTGTTCTTCGAATTATCAACGAGAGTTTTTATATCACGTGCAACGGATAAATGACCTTTATCTGCTTCATAAGCGGCAATTTGTAAAGAAATTGTTGTAAATCTGTCATTGTTATTATCATAGTGAGCTTTTATTAACATTTTTAATTGATCTGCTGTAGCCATTTTATCACTCCTTTAAAAGCACTCTGGTATTAAATTTAATGATTGCATGTTTATTTTAACATTTTATTTAAAAAATTACTCTAATATGTTTGTATTTAAGATAGAGAAGGCCTTTTGCGATTAGAGCTTTAAAGTTAGTAATACATAATTGATAGTGGCTAAGGCTGCATCTGCTGATACTTGTTCTATGTCCGTTTCGTGTGCTACATTATTGCGAACAAAATAATAATATCCTTTTAGAATGGATTTAAAATATTCTTTATCTTTTTCCTCTAATACTTTACCAGAACGAAATAAGATAGTATGTTTTTTTGAAAAAGCTGTATCGATTAATCCTAAACCGTCATTTACATTAGATGATATGTCAAGAGCCTTTCGAATTCTGGATGATAGTAATGTAAAAGCACTTCGTACAGCACTAATTACTTCGTTATTTATTAGTAAGTTTTCAGTTGTTTTAAATAATTCAGCATCAATATTTTGATTGAAATAGTTTAGTAGCTTTAATTTTATTTTAGGGATATCAATACTAATGACATCATTTAAATTACTTATAATATAATCAACGTCATTCCCTTTTTCAGAGTAGTATTCCGCAAAACCAAGATGCCTAAATAAACCAGTAGATTGACAAATTATCAATAGGGGAGCCCTAGTTATATTACTTGATGAATACTCATTTAACATTTTTATACTTGCATTAAAGTCACGAGCATCTGGATCTTCATAATCTCTGATATTCTCAATAATGGTATATGAATCAATATGAATTTTATCAATTACATTTAATAGGGAAAAATAATGAATAATCATATTAAAAGCTCCTTTTTACGGCCTACAAACCTTACAAGGTACATACCCAGCATTAATAACCTCATCGCGATCATCATAATAAACTTTGTTGCTTTCATTCATGCGGTTAACATAGCGGCAATCTGAATAATGAAATTTACCTGTGCTAGCATTAGCAACATAAGTAGATGCTAGGGCAGTAGTGGCAAAAGTTGCTACTACTGCAGCTAGTACAAATAGTGCTGCAAGTTTACGTTTCATGTTAGTGATTGGGTTAAACAATGAGATCATCTTCTTTCATTACATTCGTAATCTATGATAAAATAATAGAGAACAATAAAAACCAATGAACAACAAGTGTAATTAATTGTATTTATTTAATATATCGATAATTTTGTTACAGTTATTTAAAATATTATCTTGCAAATTCAGTGTTATATTATGTACGTTTTTAACATCAATGTAACGACATTCTAATTCAGTTGCATAGCCTACTTCTGAAATATTTGCCTGTTGAGCTCTCTGATACCTTGCGTATTCATCCCATCTGATAGACAATACTTGCAATGTATCTATAAAAGATTTCAGAAAAGTATAAAATTCAACTATTTTATCAATATCATCTGCTTCTAAAGCGCCTAATTTATCGGTATTGTTTTCAAATACAGTTAAGTAATTACAATCTATTTTAACAATTTTTACTCGATTATCTTGACCGTCTACCCAGGGGGCTAATTTATTGTGGTCATATATCTTTATGAGTGTTTTTAACTCCGATTGTAATGCTTTTGCTAAACGTTTTTTATTTTCTTTAGTCGCAGACTGTAAATTCTTTTTATCGAAATACGCTTTACCAATAGCGCCGGCAATAGCACCAATAAGGACAGTAATAATAGTAACAATATTTCCGATAAACGGGGCGATTAAATCAAGCATTTTTTCAACTCCAATCAGTGATATTTAAAGAAGGGAAGGGAAGTATTATGGAAAATTATATTATCGAACAAATTTGGTCGTCTGGATTTTTCGGAACAATTATTGGATTGATATTAGTGATAATTTTTATGCCTTTTCTTTACAAAATCGGCGATCTAATCAGTGATAAATTAATGAAATTTTAGTAAGGTATTTATTGATGAGGTTAATATTTTTTCATAATAAGTACCATCCTTAGTTTATTTTTATGTATGTAATCCGTTGTAGGTTGGATTTATAAAGAACCAAATCTAAAAAAATAATTAAACAATACTAATATTATTTAATTACTTTATCAAGTTTAGGAAGTAATTTTTTAGCTGCTTCGGATATATCATTATATTGAGCCATTAATGTATCATAATAGTCTTGTAATTGTTCATCCTTCTTTGATGGATTACTCTCTTTTCTATTTACTAAATCATTCCATGTTTTAATAGTGCAAACGAAACCCTTAGCGTTTACATATAAACTAACTATTTCTTTAACTAATACACTATTAAAAAGGCCTAATTTATCAGCGTTTTTGTTATACACAGTAAAAAAATCATCATCTACATTCATAGTGCAATAATATACGTAATCATCAGGCAATTCATATAACAACGAAAGACCGCCTGCTTTTTCATACTGCTCTATTAAACATGTAATTTCAGCTAAAAAAGCGGAAGCTAAAAATTTTCTTTGTTTGCCAGCATCAATATATGATTTTAGAATAAACGAGAATATTCCTACTATGGCGCTCACTGCAGCACTAAATGTAATATTATAAATTTCCATATCGTCACCTCAATTCACTAAGCTTCATTTAAATTAGTGCGTTTGTCCTATATTATCGAAATTTGTCGAAAGTCCCTAAAAATAACGATAACCTACACTAAATCATATTAGTTGTAGGTTTTATTTCTTTAAATGTATTAAATTTTCTGGTATGCCTAATGATCGGGCAACATTATAAATAGAAGAGCAGTTGTTTTCAGTAAGTAGAAAATCAGGCATTAAAAGTTCAACTGCAAAAGTATTAGCTTCACGCTCAATTTTATCTATAGAAAATAAGGTGTTTCTTTTTAGAAATGGTGTATTGACATCCGGATGCATAAGAATATGAGCAAGTTCATGAGCACAGACGAAAAAACTTGCTTTTTCTTCTATATTTTCATTAATATGAATGATTTTTTGCCGTTTGTAGGTGTTACAATAACCAAGCGTTTTACCTAAATTCTCGTGTAAAATAATAATATTTTTTCTTTTAGCAATAGTAAATGGATTAGTAGTATTGTATTTTTCATGTAGATATTTAACAATTTCTTTCACACTTATCACAACATCACTCCTGACTACTTCTGATACTTTTTAGGAGTAAATTTTTTCTTTGCCATACGTGTTGCTAATCTTAATGACTGCTCCAAGCTAGCACGTAAGAGTTCTCGGTCTTCTTCATCTTCAGGTTCATTGTAATTAGCCATACCATTTTTATTATCAATATCGTTAAGCATGGCTTCAAGATCTTTTGCGATCTGCCGTTCATCACGCGGCGTAAGAGGGGGGAGATCGTTATTTGATTCCCTAAAATCACTTCCGACAATTGCTTCAATTGATTTGTTGAAGACTTTGGATAAATTAGTTATATCGTCGTGATTTATTGTTGTTGTATAACCTCTTTCCCAGTTAGATATAACCTGTGGGGATTTATTAATTAAATCTCCAAGCTCTTTTTGAGTTAACCCTTTATCTTTCCTAAATGATTTAATTCTTTCACTGATTGTCATAAAATGCACCTCAATAATAATAATACCAATAACTAACGGAATTAGATAGTTAACTAACGGAATTTGAGAATTTATAAATAAAACTATTGACACTAACGTTATCCGTTAGTATAATAAATATAACGAATTGCGTTAGTTAAGGAGGTGGTAAATGTGGCAGTACATGATAATGTAGAAAAAATTCGAAGAGCTAAAGGTGTTACTAAAAGTTTCTTAGCCAACAAAATAGGGCTTTCCCTTCAAGGATACCGACATGTAGCTAATGGTTGTACACGATTGGATGTTGAAAGACTTAAAATTATAGCGAAAGCACTAAATATTGATAGTGCTATTTTTTTAAACGACAAACTAACGCAATCCGTTATAAATGATTTAAATAAAACCACAGCGTAGGAGGTGAAAAAGATGGACATTTTTAAAAGTAAGCCAATTCTGATATTTAAAATCAATGCGGAACGATTAAATTATTCTCCAGAAAAAATTTTTAATCTAATCAATAAAATTTGTGGAGAGTACGGCGTCAACTATACCCTCCACATCGAAGTTACTTATTAATTTCAATAATCTCGATAAAGCGAATGTCTTCTCTAGCAATGTTGATTATTCTTTTCTCACCGACAAAAGAATAGGATTCCCAAGCTGAAATGGGAATTTGATCGAATCTATCGCTAATAAAAGTATCCTTTATGGTGCCTTTAAAGACTTTAATCTCTCTGAGATTATTGATGGTAATTTTACTGTTAGAAATAGCTTCTGATTTTAAAAATATGTGAGCTTCGTACATTTTAATCACCTCCTTACAATTACCATAATTCGACAGGAGGTAGGGTGTTCCTTTAATTATTAAAAAAACTATAACATAGGAGGTGCAATCATGGCAGGAAGACCAAGAATGATGCCAGAGGTGATTAGAGTTTTTCAACCAGACAACAGTAATAATCCAAAATTAATGAGTCAACTCATTGAAAAAGTTTTGGGGGTAAAAGTAACCTGTCGCAACATAAAAGATGTTAAATATGCGACTGGTTCAAATGTGGTGAAGTAAATAAGCTCAAAACAGAGTGTAGGAGGCGAGAGTGTGGAAAAGCTTGGTTACGGCATAGCAATCTTAGGAGGCGTTTCTTGTGTGCTAGATATATATTATGGCAACATCGGAGATTACTATTTGGCTTGGAGCTGGTCATGTCCAACGGTTTTTAGTGTATCTATGATTGCTTTATTTGTAATGTATCAGCGGTAAGATTATTTTTGCAATTCATATCCTGCGGGCTTGCCAGCAAGGAAGTAAACAATATTGTAAGCATGTTTGCATATTTCAAGCCTTGATGCAGCGAAGGTTTTTGCATCTATTCCTTCATTTCTTTGGTAACATTTTTCTACCGCTTTTTGAAAGGTAAACATTTCATTGTAATGAAGAGCGATGATGTTAAAGTCTTTAGACGGAATCCTTGCAAACATGGCATCGAATTTAATTCTATTCCAATCATTGTTTACAAAATCAGAAGTAGATATTACATCTAATGAACATTTTCTATCTAATGGAGATAGAGTTTTTAGAAGTGTGGTGAGCCATGTTTTGTGGCGACTGATTTCAATAAGTAAAACTAAGCATGAAACGCGAAGATGTCTCTTTTCTTGGTATCGGTTGAAACAAAAAATAATAATTGTGATTAGACCAGTCGACGTAAGCAGTGTTTTTATAAAATCTGACAAAATAAATCCTCCTAAATAATGTTTTTATACATTTTCGATAGGAGTATTTAGATAACCTGCAATTATGACAATTAATTCAAGAAGAGGTAAAACAGAAATATACGAGCTGATTCATTCTAAAAAGAAAGCCCATCAAATGACGGGCTAAAACAGAGTGATTTTGCTTAGATTCATTATCCCATAGGAGGGAGGTGAAAGGTGTGAAAGACGAGTTTATTGTAAAGAAAATTACACCGTATTCCAGATTGAGGAAATGGAAAGGGTGGGCGCAGGTCGATGTTGCTGAGGAAGTAGGTATTTGCAGAAAGTCACTTGGCGATTATGAAAATGGATATCGTGATCCACCTAAACGTGTTGCTACAGCGTTGGACAATTTGTATGGGTGTAACGGTGAACTTATCAAGTACTGGCTCAGTACAAAGTTTAGTTTTGATCTAAAAGGCAAAAAAAATGCTACCTTGACGGTAATCAAGATAGCGTTTAGAAAAATTTCAACTTATTTAGATTATAACACGTACTTATTAAAAAACAAATAAGCATGGGTATGTGAAATTAATTGAAGGGAAAATCAAAATGTGAACTTTAACTTTAAAGATTTATTAATTTGTGAATTGGAAAAACAAAATTTATCATGTTACAAACTTGGGAAAATGTCTGGTTTAACCCCTAGAGCAATTAATTATTATGCAAGAGGCGAACGTACGCCAAACATTTACGATGCTGATAAAGTTCTAAAAGCTTTAGGTATTACATTAAAAATAGAAAAATGAGGTGTATTCAATGGTTATCATTAAAGATTTTAGCGTGGAATCGCTTGAAGAAGCAAATAAATTAGTTGCGATATTACGCGACAACACACAGTTACTAATCGTCAATGGAGTTAATATCGAAGCAAAAAATGTTGCTTACATCCAATTCAAGAAAGGCCCTTGTGAAAGCTGCTTAATAGCAATCCTTGTAGCTGGAATTACACTCGAAGTTGAAGTTGAGTCTTGCGAAACAATCGTTGTTGAAAAATATTATGACGAGGTTGAGAATACATTAGAAATTGACGTTAGTGCTGAATAGGAGTGTGAAATCATGTTAGCAAGAAAGCAAGTGGTTAATAGTTTTAAGAAACTTGTAATTGGTTGTTTGATAGCTAGTACTGCAATGGTTTTAACAGGTGGAGTTAGGGATAATAATGCGAACTATGAATTAGTTCAAGACGTTTATACAGTTGAGCGTGGCGATACATTGTGGTCTATAGCAGATCAATATATGAAGAAGAATACATATGGTCCACGTGAGATTCGTGAATTTATGTATGGAATCGTTGAGCTTAATTATGATGATGTTTTTAAAGATCGTGGTGGTAATCACTATGTTTATCCTAATGACAAACTAAAAATCAATTATTGGATTGAACGAAAGGGTGATAAATAAATGCTTACTACGTCGGCAAGAGTACAAGCAAACTATTTTGGTGTTATTCGTAGTGATAAAGTCAAACGAACAACATTAAGAGAACTTCGTATTGCAAAAGGATTTGAACGTGCTAGAGATTTTGCGTTATCAATCGGAATGAAAGCAACTACATACTCGATTATTGAAAGCGGCTACGGTGCAGGAAAAGGAAATCAGAAGCTAATTGCTGACGGTTTAGGTTTACCAATCGAACAGGTATTTCCTAGCCATGAGAAAAAGAAACCAGTCGAGATAAAAATAATTCATGAGCCCATTGATAAGGTTGAGGCGTATCTGAAAGCAAAGTACGGCAATAAATTGATTACAAGGAGTGTATTAAATTGAAATTACTATCATTAAAACTTAAAAACTTCAAAGGTATTCGTGAATTTGAACTAACTACAAACGGTACAAATGTTGATATATTCGGTGATAACGCTACAGGAAAAACCACTATATTCGATGCTTTAATGTGGCTGTTATTTGATAAAGACAGTCAAAACAGAAACAATTTTGAAATCAAGACCTTAGATGAAGCAGGTTCGGCAATTCATAGATTAGAGCATGAAGCTGAAGGTGTGTTTAACATTGATGGTCGTATGGTAACACTTCACAAGGTTTATAAAGAAAAATGGACTCGTAAACGTGGACAGGCAATTGAAAAGTTCGAAGGGCATACAACAGACTACTTTATTGACGAAGTACCGCTTAAAACAAAACGTGAGTATGATAGTTTCATTTCCAATATGGTTGATGAAAAGGTTTTTAAACTTCTTACAAATCCACTTTTCTTTAATGAAAATATTGAGTGGGGTGAACGTAGAAATATTATCCTTAAGATTTGCGGTGATGTTTCTGCAGATGAAGTTATTGATAAAAATAAAACACTGGCTGATCTTAAAAAACACTTAAATAGCGGTAAAAGTATTGCTGATTTAAAGGCTATGGCGAGTGCAAAACAATCTAAAATCAACGGTGAATTAAAGATGATTCCAGTACGTGTAAGTGAATTACAGAACAGTTTACAAGAAGTTGCTACGGACAATGTAAGTGAAGTAACGTTGCAAGCTCAAATCGGCAATACTAGACAGTTGCTTGAAAATAAAAATAAAGAAATATTGCTTGCTGAAAATGGCGGAACTGTTACGCAACTTCAAATTGAAATCAAACAAATTGACGGTCAAATACAAGGGCTAATCAATAATTTAAATGCTACCAATAATGACAAAAAAGAAAAATTACAACAACAGTTCTTTGATCTTAGTGGTAAGAAAAATAGTTTAGTTACTGATATATCCAATAATGAGCACAACCAAAAGGTGTTGAATGAATCTAATGTACAAGCTGGAATAGTTCGTAACGATTTACTATCTGCGTGGTCAAGAGTTAATAAAGAAGAGTTTACGGTTGTAGAAAGCACGGATAGTTGTACTTGCGGTTATTGTGGACAAGCATTGCCTGCCGAAATGTTAGATGCTAATCGTCGAAAAGTAGAAGAAGAACGCCAAACCTTTAACATTACCAAGGCAAATAAGTTAGCCTCAATCAATGATCAAGGGAAAAGTAACTCTGAAAAGGTTGCTAATAATAATCAACAATTATCTGAATTAGCTGGCAAACTAACGGTTTTAAATAGTCAATTAGAACAGATAGAAAAAGAAATTAACCAGGTATCTACTGAACTTGAAACAGTTAAAAATTCACTAATCACGACTTCACCAGCGATTGAGGCGTTAAAACGTCAGCAAGATGACATTCGTTTGAAAATTGCTGATAGTCAAACTTCCAAAACTGAAATGATTGAAAGCCTTAAAACAGATCGAGACAACTCACAAAGAAATCTAACCGCACTAGAAGGTCGTTTAGCTGCTTTCAATCAGTCGCAAAATGTTATTAAACGTATTGCTGAACTTGAAGAACAACAAAAGAAACTAGCTATTGAATATGAAGAACTAACACGCCAGATTTATTTAACAGAAGAATTTACGAAACGTAAAGTTGATATGTTGCAAGAAAAGATCAATGGCAAATTCAAACTAGCTCGTTTCAAAATGTTTGCTGAAAATGTTACAAACGATGGCATTGCAGAATGTTGTGAAACCACATTAAATGGCGTTTCATACAAAGACCTCAATAACGCTGCAAAAATCAATGTTGGTCTAGACATTATTCGTACATTAGCTACTTATTACGAGTTCGAGGCACCGATCTTTATAGATAACGCGGAAGCAGTAACAAAACTTACTGATATGAGTGGTACGCAGATTATTCGCTTAGTAGTAAGTGAACCAGATAAAGCCCTTCGGATTGAAACAAAAGAACATGAGTTAAGGGAGGCTATCTAAGGTGGATAGTTTCAAGGATACAAGAGGCCATTTATGGGTAGCTTGCACGGAGTGTGAACGTGGTGGAAATGGTTCTGATAAGGATAAATGTTCTTGTGGTGGCACATGTAAAAAGTTTAATGGTACCGGATGCTTTTCCGGTACCTTGATGGAGAAGTACAAAAAGGAGGCTATCTAAGATGGCAAATATAGAAAAAGTACAGGAAAATATGAGCGAACGCTTTACAACAGCAGTGTTAAAGGAATTTGGTACAAGTGTCAGTGGTGCAGTACAAGCCACTGACTACCAAAGAAATCTAGTACAAGGTTACTTCATTGCAATTGACAGAATGCTTAATGATTTAGAAGCAGATCGTATCCGCAAGAATGAAAAAAATACGGACCATAGATACGATAACGGACTTGCTTATATATGGAACAATGTCAATATGGCTACACTTGCACGTGATGTAATGAGTTATTCGAAAATGGGCTTAGATATGTTAGCAGCCAATCACTTGTTTGCTATTCCTTATAAAAACAGCAAGACACAAAAATATGACTTAGGTTTTATCAAAGGTTATGACGGTATTAAAATGCTTGTTGAAAAATATGCACTTGTAAAACCAAAGGCCGTAACAATTGAAGTTGTATATCAAAACGATACATTCAAACCGCTTAAAAAATGCCGAGATAACGCAGTAGAAAGTTATCTTTTTGAAATAGATAATCCTTTTGATCGTGGTGAAATCATTGGTGGTTTTGGCTATGTAGAGCATGACGACCCATCACTTAATAAGCTTTTTGTAATGACCATGAAAGATATTGATAAACGCAAACCTCAATATGCAGCAGCCGAGTTTTGGGGCGGGAAAAAAGACGAATATAAGAACGGTGGCAAAACTGGCAATAAAATAGAGGTCGAAGGTTGGAAGGATGAAATGGTTACTAAATCATTGATTCGCCATGTATACGGCAAGATACCGCTTGATCCAAAAAAGATTGATGATGATTTTAAATATATTCAAGCCCGTGAATCTGAATATAAAGATTCAGAAATTAACAATGAAATTGCTGAAAAAGCCAATAAAGAGCCGCTAAATATTACACCAGATAAACCAATAAAACATGAATCCTTAGAAACACCTACACCAACAAATGCAAATGAGGCTCCTCCAACACCCAACACTGAACCAAGTGCTGGAATGCCGACACTAGGCACTTGGTAATGATCAACATAAAGGTACTTGCATCTAGCAGCGCAGGGAATTGTTATCGCATTGATGATAATGAAACTTCCCTCCTGCTAGAAGCAGGATTACCCCTAAAAAAGATACAGCAGGCTTTGTATTATACCGTAAGTCATATACGTGCATGTTTGGTTACGCATGAACATAAAGACCACTCACGCGCAGTGCAGGAGCTACTAGCGTTAGGTCTTGATTGTTATATGAGCAAAGGCACGGCTGATGTATTAGGTGTTAGTGGTAACAGAGTAAAAATTATATCGGCTGGTGAAGTTTTTAATATAGGTTCATGGAAAGTATTAGCCTTTGAAGTAAATCATGATTGTGCTGAACCGCTTGGTTATTTATTACTTAGCCAAGTGACTGGTGAACGTTTGGTATTTATAACTGATAGTTACTATGTAAAACACAAATTTAAGGACCTTAATTACGTCATGGTTGAATGTAATTATGCTGCCGATATTATCGATCAGAACGTACTGGACGGCGTTGTTGCTGAAAGTATGAGAAGTCGAATAGTACGATCACATTTTAGTTTAGATAACTGTAAAGAGTTTTTAAGAGCGAACGATTTAAGCGGAGTTAAAGAAATACACTTGCTGCATTTATCGGACCATAACAGTGATGAAGAACGGTTTAAGCGAGAAATAACGGCTGTAAGTGGCAGACCGGTATATGTAGCGAAGAAGTAAGAAGGTGAAAAAGTGGAACGTGATTTTAAAGGTGTATGGATCCCGAAAGAAATTTGGCTTGATGAAGAGTTAAGTATCATGGAAAAAATGCTACTTGTTGAAGTAGACAGCTTGTGCGGAGAAAAAGGCTGCTGGGCAACAAATAATTATCTAGCACAATTCTTACATATCAGTAAAGATCGAGTGTCGAAATTAATTAGCGGACTTGTGAAAAAGAATTATCTCGAGATCACAATAAAATATATTTTTGGAACAAAACAAGTGAAGGAAAGAGTACTATTCACAACTATAGGGTATAGGCAAAAACAACTAGAGGGTATAGGTGAAAATAACGATACCCCTACCGTTGAAAGCACCGATACCCCTATAGGTGAAAACAACGAGGAGAATAATACAGTACTTAATAATACATTTATTAATAATACATTGAATAATAAAAATACTAACGCGCGTGAGGAAGAACAACCTAAACAACCACCTATTAAACAAGAAGTAGAATTAACACCTTTGCAAAAACGATTTAAAGAATTTTGGGATGCTTATCCAAAAAAAGTTGGTAAGGGTGCAGCCGAAAAATCATATAAAAAAATTAAGCCTGACTCGGATTTGCAGGAACGTATCATGGGTGCGATTTACGATGCAAAGAAATCTAAGGACTGGAAAAAAGACAACGGTCAATACATTCCACATCCTGCAACGTGGCTAAATCAGAAGCGGTGGGAAGATGAATTAGATCCAGAGCCAGAACCACCGGATGGTACTCCGCAACCAATCGCATTCAACCCGCAAATGGAAATTGCGAGGCAAGCAATGGAGGCGATTAGGAATGAATGATCAACTAACGCCAGACCAGTTGCATCGATTAGAAATTGTAAAGCTTCTTACACCGTATTTAATGGCAATCCCACAATCTAAAATCAATTCAGGAAGCTTAGTTATATATGCTAAAGCGCTCAAACAATTCTCAATTGCTGAAATAGAAGCGGCTATGTTAAAGCAAATGCGGACATTGAGGTATTTTCCTACCATTGCGGAAATCTTTGAGCAAGTCGAAGTAATGAAAGATGTGATTGCTGGCAATGAAACTCCATCGGTTGATGAGGCTTGGCACGAGGTTCTTCAAGAAATACATGATGCATTTATCTACCGAGAACCTAAATTCAGCACATCAGAAATTGCACGTGCAGCCTTGAATATGGGATGGACAACCCTTTGTAATCTTGGTATAAACGAAATGAATACAGCAAGGGCACAGTTTCGTGATATCTATAACGGCATTATAAAACGCAAAAAAGACAAGAAAGTAAATACTGAAATTTTGTATGCTTTACCGGATGAAAAAGTACAAGCTTTACTTAGTAAAACAACTGAAAAACTTAAGTTGGTACAGGGCGGTGTAAGCTCATGAAACAACGATATACAGCCTTTGACCTTAACCACAAGCAAGTCAATGATTGCAGTAAGTTGCGGAAGTTGCTAAGTAAGCCAAGCACGTTAAGAAATCGGCAGAAGGTTGAGAAGTTAAGGAAAAGGTTGGGGATGGAGTGATATCTATATTATGATTTTGGGCAAAAAAAATAACAAGACCACTAGCACTGGCCTTGCGTAAGTGAATAGGAGAAACGAAAACTATAATCAGGTGAGTAGTTAATCATGACACTATTAGTATACCCAGTTAATTTGGATTTATACGATAAATTTTCGAAAAAGCATTAGGAGTAAAAAAGGGGGGGGATAACGTGAGTAATGAGATTGATTTAGAAAACCTAGCAGATTACCTAATAGAAAATGCAAGCGAAGCGTTTGAACATCAAGATAGAGAATTATTGATTGCTGTTTTAAAAAGATATGTGGAGGGGAAATGATGGACAATAAATCTGTTAGTGAATTTCACGAAGACAAAATAGACAAAAGTGATTATAAAATTAGCAAATGTGATTATTGTGGAGATAAAAAAGTAAAAACAAGGGCAACACCTTATATGGCTCATATATTAGCAGGTGCTGATATATGTAAAAGATGTTGGGATATGGCAAGGACACAAGGCTTAAAAGCAGATGAAGTAGATATTGGAGAATTTGACGCACTAAAGCATTTTCCTGATGTCGAGAAAAAGGTATAAAAGGAGCTGAGTTAGATGGATCAAATAAAAATAACAATACCGATACGACTGCCGGGGCTGAATGAATACATAGACGTTTGCAGAGGTAATAAATATGCAGCAGCAGAATGGAAAAATCAAGCTGATGACGATTGCTTAATATTCATCAAATCTGCTCTAAGAGGTCGCAAATTTAACAGCATTGGTATTACCTTCAATTGGTACGAAAAGAATCGACAGAGGGACAAGGACAACATTTGCTTTGCTAAGAAGTTTATACTAGATGCAATGCAGAAAGGCAAAGTACTTAAAAATGATGGATGGTCACAAATACGTTATTTCCGTGACGAATTTTATGTAGATAAGGATAATCCACGTGTTGAATTGATAATTGAAGAAGCTAGTTAAACTATAAAAAGGACGGTGGAATAACCGTCCTATTCGTGCTTTTAGATTAAATTTTAATGGGGTGAGGAATTTGCTTAAATATAATGCAAAATACATAGAGAAAATATTTTATCAATACGAAAAAATTAAGCAGGCAGTATATGAGGCTAGAAAGGATAGCGGAGCAGGTAAAACAGGCGGTAATAGTAGTGGACATGCATTTGTGAGTGATCCTACCGCAAATGTCGCGCTTAAAGAGATTGCTTTATTACGTAGTGTTGTTATCAATATCGGTAAGTTTGAAACAATGACGATTAAGGAGCCGGAGAAATGGCTTAGAGTTGTTGACTGTACATATGGGTACTTTAATAATAAAAAAACTGGTAAGATTACGTGTGATGTTATTACTCGTAAGTACAAGCAAGATCAAGACTATAGAGAGATATCAATGAGTGTAGGTATTAGCCAAACAACATGCTTTATGTATGTTAAAGAGGCAAATCAATATGCCGGGCTTTGTGCAGTAGGATTAGATTTAATGACACCATTTTACTAATATATATAATATTTTTTTTGAAATGATGTTGAGATTAAAATTTTGATATGGTACGCTTTATTCAAGTTAAGGACGGCGATAGATGAAAAATAAGGAGAAGATTCATGATTAAAAAATGTGTAATTTGTGGAATAGAAATTATTGGACAACCGCTGACTAAATATTGCTCAAAATGTCGAGCGGAAAAAATTAAAGAAAACGATCGGGGAAAGTATCGGCGAAAAGTAGAAGGAACTGCAAGAAAATTAGGTACAACTGATAGATGTGTTGTATGTGGCGAAGAGTACACTATAAATGCAGGACGACAAAAATATTGTAAAAAATGCGCTGTAGACAAATCTAACGAACAGACGCGCGAATCACTCAAACGTGCATATAGTGATCCTGTTAAACGTCAAAAATTACTTGAACGTGCACGCGAATGGGCTTTAAATCATCCTGAGTGTATAAAATGCATATCACATAAAAGTTATTTAAAAAGAAAAATTAAACTCAGAGCAAAATGAGAATTATTATCATTTCATTTCAGTAATCACAGGGCGTTTTTACATGCTATAATAAGAAAAATTAAATAATGCACTTATACAATTGATAAGAAAAACACATGAGAAATCGTGTGTTTTTCTATTTATAGGGCAATGCTGCGTAAATGGTTTACCCTCCTGCTATTTGCGCAGCGTATTGTTATTTACTGGGAAATGTTTACAAATATTAAAGATGGTTTGATACAAGATATATGTTATTAATATAGAAGTCGTATCAAAATACGATAGTGTGAATGTCTATAAGGTCTTATAAAATAAGGCTGTATAGGCATTTTCTTATTTGCAAAGATATTGTCATTTTACCCCTGAAAGTCGGTGAGTTTATGTGAGTGAAATTAAACATATTACACGGTCAGTTGATAGTGTTACTGGTCAAATAATCAGTAGAAATGAATACAGCATAAATTACTGGGATGATGAAAAGGGGTATTTGTTTTGGAGGAATAAAGCTGCAACTAAATCATTTGAGGGTATGGATCTGCCAAATGATTTAAAAGATTATGAAGTAGCAAAGCTGTATAGGTTGTCAAAGAGGATCTATAAGAATAGTAATATGATTATGTATAGGTCTGGCAATGTTATGAAAGCTATGCAAATTGAGCAGATTGCAAAGTATTTATGTATGTCTGATAGGCAGGTTAAAACGTTCATGAGGAATATGATTGCACGTAAGATCATTGCTAGAGCTGATGTAAAGATCGGTAGTGATGTACAAGTGCAGTATTATATAAATCCAATGTTTTTCTTTAGTGGTAAGTGGTTGAGCTTGAATTTGTATTTGCTATTTAAGAAGGAGTTGGATTGTTATTTGCCTGTATGGGTGATTGGGAGATTTAATGAAAAATGAAACAGGATATGGAAAATATTTGTCGAAATAAAATAATAGTGAATGTAAAATAGGTCAACACAATGTGATGGTAAATGGGGATTTTAAATGAAAAAAAAGATTATAGAAATAAGAACCCAAATTACGCTAGATGATTATAAGAATTTTTATTATTTTGGTATAGGAAAATCTAAAATTGCAAATTGCATCATCCCGATACTATTTTCGTTGGTTATCTTCAAGGATACAACCTCTAGGATTATAGGGGCTCTGATTTTAATTATTATTAATTTTCTATTTATGGAATGGGAGGTTAGGAAAGGTTACAATCAAAGCAAAATAGCACTTGGAGTTGAAATATTATCTAATTTTTATGAAGATGGACTTGAAAATATTGATGTTAATGGAAGCTATTCTTGTTTTATTAAATGGGAAAAAGTATGTACAATCCGAAGTCATAAGAATTATATAATTCTTATGACCAGTGAAAATGCAGGAACAATTATAAAAAAACAAGATATGTCAAGTGAAGATCTTCTGAAATTAGAAAATTTATTAAGAGATAACTTTGATGAGGAAGTTTTAAAAAAATCAAAATATGCAAAATGGAAAGTAATAAGTATACAATCTGCAATTAGATATTTTTGTTTATTACTTTTTCTTCTTTTGCTTATTATATTTTACATTGGCTTATTGTATTAATTGATTCTCTAGGTAGATAATTCAAGCATCCTTCGGGGTGCTTTTTTAATGCCTTAAAATAGACGTAAAAAATAATTAGAAAATTTTTTTTATTTTTGTGTTTAAAAATCTCTGCTCAAAGAATGTATATCAGTGAGAGCCGATATACAAGACAAAAAAACAATTAAATAAGAGGTCTTTGGCTATATTGGTTTTCAATAAAAATTTAGGAGGAAATTTATTATGTCTTACAATTCAAATTTACCAGCAGATACTACTGCACCAGCAGAAATCAGAGAAAATCTTAGAGCGTTAAAAGAGGACAAGATTGTCGACGCTGCAACTGCTGTTGTTGCGGATTCAGCAGCAAAATTAGTGAGTGCAAGAAAAATCTCTTTAGAAGGGGATGCAGGTAGTACAAGCTTTGACGGGACAGCAGATGTATCTATTCAAGTAGATGTACTTAGTGCAGATAATGCAAATACTTTGAACGGAAAAACTGCAACAGATATTATGTATATTAGTTCTCCAGCAGGTGCAGTTCAATATTTTGCAATGGCAAATGCTCCAACAGGATGGTTAAAAGCTGATGGTTCAGCAGTTCCTAGAACAGACTATGCTAATTTATTTGCTGCAATAGGCACGACATTTGGTAATGGTGATGGCAGTACTACATTTAATTTACCAGATATTAGAGGTGAGTTTATTCGTGGATATGATGACGGTCGCGGAGTAGACGGCAATAGATTGATAGGTTCGTTGCAAAATGATGCTTTGAAAAACCATAAACATTATGTAAATGCTTTGTTTGGTGGGCAGCCTTCCGGGCAGGGGTTTGCTGGTGCTAATCCATCTACAGATAGATATATCACTGGACAAACAGAAGCTACCGGTGGCACAGAAACCCGTCCTCGTAACATTGCTTTACTAGCTTGTATTAAATATTAATAAGAAATCAAGAAATATATTAAATAAAAACTTAGGAGGAAATTTACATGTCTTACAATTCAAATTTACCAGTAGACAACACAGCGGATATCAGAGAAAATTTTAGAGCCTTAAAAGAGGACAAAATCGTTGACGCTGCAACTGCGGTTATTGCGGATTCAGCAGCTAAGTTAACAACTGCAAGAAAAATATCATTAGAAGGGGATGCAACGGGTAGTACGAGCTTCGATGGTTCAGCAGATGTATCTATTCAAGTAGATGTACTTAGTGCGGATGTTTCAGCAACGTGTACAGGAAATTCTGCTACTGCAACAAAGTTAGAAACAGCAAGGAATATCAATGGAGTAACTTTTGATGGTACAAAGGATATTATGATTACGCAGGTAAATGGTAGTGATATCACCAAAATTGATGATTTTAGTGCCTTGTATAACAATAATGGTTACCAAAAATTGCCGGGTGGCTTGATATTACAGTGGGGTAGTTCTAATTTTCCTACAAGTGAAAGAACTGTGACAACCAAGACGGTCCCTTTCCCAATCCCATTTCCAAATGCTTGTTTACAAGTGTATGCGACAGCTGCAGGACATGTTACTAGTGGTGGATGGGTGCCTGTAATATGGGTTAAATCCTTAACAACATCATCTGTTGATATTGTTGGTGATAGCAACGACACGAAAAATTTCACTGAAGCACCGAAATTTAACTGGTTTGCTATTGGGTATTAGGTATTAGGTATTAGGGAATAGTTTTTTGCAAAACTTTCTCGAACTTAATATTTCTAGGAGTGGAGAGAAATCTTCACTCCTTTTAATTTAAACTAAAAACAAACAATCTTAGGGAGTTGGTGATTATGTAATGGCAAAAGGTAAATACGAGAAGTGGCTTACAGAAGAAGGATTAATTAAGATTCAAGGTTGGGCACATGATGGTTTAACTGATGAACAGATAGCTACGAACATGGGAATTAGAAGGCAAACTTTATACGATTGGATAAAGAAGCATCCTGTCATATCTGACACCTTAAAAAAAGGCAAGGAAATTGTTGATCGTCAAGTTGAAAATGCGCTACTGCAAAAGGCTTTAGGTTTCAAAGAGACAGTCACGAAGGCTATCAAGGTAAAAGAAGTCCTGTACGATAATGGCAAGCGTATCAGTGAAAAAGAACATATTGAGTATGCAGATGAAGAAGTGTTTGTGCCTCCCGATACTACAGCGCAAATCTTTTGGCTTAAGAATCGTAAACCAGATGTATGGCGAGATAAGAAAGACGTTGAACTTACTGGTAGCGTTGGTATTGCTGATACCTTAAAGAAAGCAAGGGAGCGTGCACTAAATGGCTGCAAAGAAGAGTGAGTATAAGCCAGAAGAACAACAAGCTCTTATTGAATTTTTAGCTGAGTTTAGTAGCGATCCACTAGGCTTTGTATATGCCGCTTTTGCATGGGGTGAAGATGAACTAAAAGGAAAAGATGGTCCCGATAAATGGCAGATAGAATTACTTGCAGATATTCGTGATGGAATCAAAACAGCTGATGAAGTTATTCGTGAAGCCATTGCATCTGGTCATGGTATTGGTAAATCAGCTCTAGTTTCATGGATTATTCTATGGGCGATATCAACATTTGAAGATACACGAGGTGTTGTTACTGCAAATACAGATACGCAGCTTAAGAGTAAAACATGGGCTGAACTTGCGAAGTGGCATCGCTTGTTTATTGCTAAAGAGCTATTTACATATACAGCAACAGCACTCTTTAGTGTTGATGCAGACCACCAAAAGACGTGGCGTATTGATGCAATCCCTTGGAGCGAATCGAATCCAGAAGCATTTGCCGGACTGCATAATGAAGGTAAACGTATCTTAGTTATATTTGATGAAGCATCGGCGATATCAGATGCAATATGGGAAGTAACAGAAGGTGCGTTAACCGACAGTAATACACAGATCATATGGTGTGCGTTCGGTAATCCAACAAGGAATACTGGACGTTTTTTTGATTGCTTTCATAAATATCGAAATCGTTGGCATACGAAGCAGATTGATAGTCGGACCGTTAAGATCAGTAACAAGAAGTTATTGCAAGAGTGGGTAGATGATTACGGTGAGGATAGTGACTTTGTTAAAGTACGTGTTCGTGGATTATTCCCAAGTGCATCAGTGAATCAGTTTATATCAACTGTGATTGCAACAGCTGCAAGAGAGCGAACCATTTTAGAAAGTCAGTATAGTTTTGCTCCTGCTATTATTGGTGTTGATCCGGCTTGGAGCGGTGATGATAGTTTTGCGATAATGCTTCGGCAAGGCTTATTCAGTAAGAAGCTTGCAGTATATCCAAAGAATGATAACGATATGCTCATGGCTGGACGCATTGCAAAGTTTCAAGATGATTATTCGGCATCAGCTGTATTTATTGATATGGGCTATGGAACTGGCATATATAGTGCAGGTGTTAGTATGGGGCGTGATAATTGGAAGCTTGTAGCGTTTGCTGAAGCACCGACAAAAGATGGATTTGCTAATAAACGGGCTGAAATGTGGTCAGATGCAAAAGATTGGCTTAAAGATGGAGGGAAGATTGATGATGATCAAACGATCTACAATGACCTGACTGCGCCAGAAGCGTTTATAAATAGCCATGGAAAGCTGCAATTAGAGAGCAAGCAAGATATGAAAAAGCGTGGAATACCATCACCGAATCTTGGCGATGCATTTGCTTTGACATTTGCGTTTCCAGTTCAGGTAAATACCAATACAAAATATAAAAAATTACGTCGTGCAGGCAAAACAAGAAAGGCAGGAGGTATGTAGTTGATTACATTTGGAGAAGTCAAACCATATAAAGATGATGGTAAAACAGGTATTTATATTCGTGGGCATGCTGATTATGCAAAAGGTGACGATATTGTTTGCGCTGCTGTATCTGCAATCGGACAAACTGCTGCCCGGGGATGTGGATATTATGATACTAAAACCGATGTTCAGCATTGTCAGAAAGGTCATATCGTTTTTGTATGCGATAAGACAGCAGAAACAGTGGCTATTATTAATACTGCATTGTTGGGGCTAAATGCAATTAAGTTGCAATATCCTCAGTGCTTTACAAAAGAGTGTATGACAAGTAGAAAGAGGGATGAATAATGGATAAATACATTGGAGTTAAAAGGATTCAGGCAAAATTGATGACAAGGGGGGCTTATAACGGGTTTAAAGGATGGACTATCCCAGCGGATGAAAATCCAGACGATGATGGATATGTGGTTAAGTATAGTGATGATTATGTTTCGTGGTCGCCTAAGGACGTATTCGAAAAAGCTTATCGTAAATTTGGTAGTGATCAAAATACTATTATGCAGGATGATGTTGATTCTTTTATCAAAAACGTTGATTACACTCAGCTTGGTGACAAAACAACCGTTGTAAAGGCAACGTTAGCAAATGGTTTTATTTTAGTTGAAAGCAGCTCATGTGTTGATGCTAAAAATTTTGATATGCAAGTTGGTACCGAAATTTGCATCGAGAAAATAAAAGATAAAGTTTGGTTCTTGCTTGGCTTCTTACTGCAGTGTGCCAACGGGATGAATAAGGGGGAAAATTAGTAATGGAATTAAAAGAAGCTTGCAAGGACGCTGTTGAGTATATGCGTATGCATCATTGCCTTCACGATACTTTAATCATAACTCAAACTCATGCTGAAATTGTTTCTGGGCAAAAATGTGTACCATTTCCTTATGATGAAAGTGAAAATGGATTAGTAGCAAAACAAGTAGTAACAGATCCAGAAAACCAGCCAAATCAATTCTGCCCAAGCGATAAATGCGCGGTTGTAATTGCCTCACAAGAAGAATATGGCAAATTGAAAGAGTTATCCCATGCGTTCATTGGCGACATAGAAGAACAGTACGGAGATAAAGGATTACCAGACTCATTCATGCCGCTATTGCATTATCTTAGAAGACTTGACAAATAAAGCGACTAGTGTAGAAGCATAGTCGCTATTTTTATACCAAAAATTAAGGAGTGAATTTATAATGACTGAAAAGACATTAGATATTGATTGTGTTAAAACGGCGAAGGAAAATATTTCTGATATCAAAGTATACGGTACCGGGGACACGTTCGCATTGTTATGTAAAGCTAGTAGTAACGAACAAGGCTGGATGAAGTCAACAAAAGTCGCCAACGTTCATGGTGGTTGCATTGTGCAAGTTAGTACACAACAAAAAAATCCAGATGGTAGTTATTCAGTAGCTGAAGCATTGACTTTTGTTCCTAATGTTCATATGGATAAAGAAAGTGAACCGAGAAAATTTATAAGTATTGACTAATAAGTTTAAGCGACTAGCGTACATAGTCGCTATTTTTATGTCCAAATCAAAGGAGTTGATCAATATGGACTATGGAAGCCAAGTTGGACAGATGTTCTCTTCAAAGGTAGCAGTTTCCACAAATCCAGTTAGAGCTTGTAGTAATTCGCAAAATAGACAAGGTCGTACAACACTTGAAATCAACAATGTAGCTGGCAATGCGACTGTTTTCTTTGGTGGAAGTGATGTAACGATTACCACGGGCATTCCTATTGCTGCCGGAGCAACACGTTTGATTCCGGTTAATAGTAGTGCGGATATATATTTGATTGCTAGTGCTGCGACTAATGTTGTCATTGCAGAGTATACGCCGTGAGGGTGGTGAAACCTATTGAACAATACGGATAATCAATTTGAAGTAGCTCAAAACGGTGCAGATAGTGAAGTAAGTTTAAAGACACTCAAGCCAGAAGAACTCGAAAAGATAATGGCGGCTTATAAGGCTGGCCGTGATGTAGCAAATAATTATTATAAGGCGATTGTTGAGCCTAAAATATCAAAACGTATGGATATCTATAAAGCTCCAAAGAGTTTATACAAAAAGAAATTCCCGGGTTTGTCTGAATCATCTGAGTGGATCAGTCGTGATGTAAAGACCACAATTGATTGGTTAATACCATCACTCATTGAAGTTTTCACAGGTAGTGATGATCCAGTCGATATCTTAGGTGTTCAAATTGAGGATGATGGTAAAGCGAAGAAGATTCAAGAGCTTGTGAAGTACTTTGTGCAGCGCAAGAATAGCTATTTCGTTTTCATGTATACGCTTATCAAAGAAGGTCTTGAGACAAACTTTGGTGTTGCTAAGATTCACTGGAAACGTGATGAAGAACGTGAACCGATGCAGATTATGGCGGATTCAAATGCTATGCAAATGCTTATGAGTGCGCAGGAGCAAGGTGCTATTGAGATTACAAAGGTTGAACCAATCACTGAGCAGGGAGACTTGCTGAAGATTACATTCGATGTTGTAAATGTGAAATGTAATATTCCGGTGTTAGAAAATCTATCGCCTTCAGAGCTTCGGTTTACGCAAGAAACGAAGAACATTCACGAAGCAAAGTTCGTAGCTCATCGAAAAATAGTCAAAGGTGATTACTTAAAGCGTAAGGAAAATGAAGGCGTTTATGAAAATGTTGACCAAGCAATTGAAGATGATGCTGGAAATGCTACATATTCAAGCCTTGATACAAAGCATAATGAAGAGATTAACAGTATCAGAGGTAAACTTAGTGACAATGATAATGCATCAAAAGATATTGAGCTATATGAGGCTTATATCAAAGTAGATTATAACAATGATGGTGTGTATGAGAATGTTATAGTGCATGCAGTTGGTGATACAGCTTTGCGTGTACAGGATAACACATTTGAAATGCCACCATTTTTTATATTCAGTCCAGAATACGATTCATATAGTGTGTTTGGTGATAGTAGCTTTGCTGATACTCTTGAACAATTGCAGGACTTGAAGACAGCACTCGTAAGGCAAATTATCATTGCAACAGCAAAGAATAATGTTCCTCAGAAGTTCGTCAATGAAGCGAAGGTTGATATAGATGCAATGATCGATGGGGAGGAAGTTGTTCCGGCAGGTGATAATCCATCGCAAAACGTTTATATTGCACCTGCTATTGCCGTTAGCCCATACACAATGGACCTTGTACAATATGCGCAAAATGAAATCGAAAACCAATCTGGTAGCACGAGATACAATCAGGGGCTTGATAGTAATTCGCTTAATAAGACGGCAACCGGTATTAACGCAATTATGGGGGCAGCTGATAAGAAGATTCGATTGATTGCTAGATTGTTAGCTGAAACCACATGGATACCGATTATAAAGTTTTTGATATTGCTCTGCCAAAAGTTTCTCGATGAAGGTCAGATCATTCGCCTGACTAATGAAAATGTTACGATCAATAAAGATGAACTCAATATTGACTATGATCTCATTGTTAATGTCGGGCAGGGGGCGGGTACAAAAGAAGCACAGATTCAATACTTGATGCTTCTTATACAACAGCTATATCCAAGGCTTGAAGCAGCAGGCATAGTAGATGAAAACAGCTGGTACAACATAAGTAAGGAACTGCTTGAAAAGATGGGGATTCGTAGTGTTGAGCAATATCTTGTTGACCCGCAATCGCCACAGGCGCAGCAAAAGAAAGCAATGGCGATGCAACAGCAACAAGTTCAACAGCAGCAGTTAGCAGAGCAAGCAAAGGCACAGGCGCAACCTAAAGTATCCGTTAATTATCGTGATTTACCAATTGATGCAAAAGCCCAGGCATTGCAAGCAAATGGATTACAAACAACTCCTGAATCGGTTATGCAAAAAGAATTCATTGATAAATCATAGGAGGTTTTTGAGTGATAACACAATCAGAAAAACTTGATATACAACGGTATGTTACGGAAGGGCGAGAGGCTCAAAACGCCTTGAAATTTATGCAGAAATGGAGAGCAAAAAAAGAACGTGAGGTATTGGATGGTCTTAGAAATAGTAGCAACTTGCCTGCTTTGCAATCACAGTACAAAGCGTATTTAGATTTTGAAGAGGATCTAAAAAAAATTGTAGCAAAAGGTGAGCAAAAAGATAGAAAGCTCAAAAAACTTGAGCAAAAGGGGGAAGAAGATTGAAACCATTTATTTTTGATTTAAAAATGTTTTCGGAGGATGGTACCGCAGGGAGTGAAACAATTACACCAGATACAGTGGTTACTTCCGAAGTAGAAGCAGGAACGACAGCAACGGAGCCTATTCAGGCTAATGTGACAACAACTGAATCACACCAAACACAAGAGGAAACGACTACTCCTGAATTTGCAATTGTTCTTGATGAAATAACAGGGCAACGAAAGATTGTACAACCGACATCAGAAGGTAGTAATGATGAAACTAAGGAAACTGAAGAGCCAAACAATGATGAAGTGACATCGGGTACAGCCGCACCATATACAACGAATGATCTAGTTGAAGCAATGACAACAGGAAGTGTTGATGAAAGTCGTATTCCTGATAATCTGAAAGCGCATTACGCTGCTATCCAAGCACAACAGCAACTAGCTTATCAAAAACAGGTTATGCAGCAGATGCAACAACCGCAAGTGCAGCAACCGGCTCAAGTAACAGAGGAAGCGCCAAAAGAAGAAGTAAATTCAATTGAAGTTTATCAACAGATTCAAAAGATTGCAGAAGCGAGAGCCTTAAAAGATTTAGGTATGACAGCTGCACAGTTTGAAGAACTTAGTTATAACGATGACGCGGAAAGCATTAGTAAAAAGAAGTTGTACGATATTGCTATGACAACGAACATTCAATCTTTGTTAAATGAAGTCACGCAGGAAAAAGAGCAAGTGAAATCAGCACAAGCCGAAACACATGCAGCCTTGCAAGAAATGGTTCCAGTTATTACGGAGTATCAAAAAGATCCACACTTTGGCGAGATTGATCACTTGATGCAGACGCATTATCAAACGTTACCGTATAGCCAAGCAACAAAGATTGCACCAGTATTAGAACGATTAAAGAATCAAACCTATACTCGTGCTGATTTACCGATTCTTGATGAATATTACAAGGCGGCAAGAGAGACGTTTTACTCTAAGTTATCTGGTGTCAGTAAAACTCCACAGCCTGCTCCTAAGATAAAACCACCAATAGTTGAGGGTGCCGGAGGCGGTGGAAGTACACCACCTGTAAAAGTTGATTTTCGGCAGATGCGCACAATGGATGCTAGGCAGCGTAGTGAATTCCTTAGAAATGTATTAAAACAAAATCCATAAGCAATAATCCTAGATACGCTAAATGCGTGTCTATTTTTATATATAAAATAAATTAGTAGAGGTGACTTTATATGGCAATTCAAAAATCTAGTTCTCAATCCACAACTTATGAGGCGATTGGATTGAAAGATGACTACAGTAACATTATCACAAACATTGATCCAGACTTGACTTATTTACTTTCGAATCTCGGTACCGCAAAAGATGCTGATAACTTGCAGTTTAACTGGCTTACAGAAGGATTAAAACCACCACGCAAAAATGCGAATCTTGAAATGACAGATTATAAAACGGAAAAAGTCGGCAGCATTGAACGCAGAGATAACAACTGCCAGTTCTTTGTGAATACTGGTAAAGTTTCCGATGCCCAACGTGATGTAAAGAAAGTGTATACGGAAACAGATGAATTCTTGCGTCAAAAAGAGATTGCATTTAAACAACAGGCTAGGGATATGGAGTATGCAATTGTAGCGAATACAGAAGCAAGACTTGAAAGTGGAGCTAATCCGGCATTGACTGGTGGCATTCCTTATTTTATGCAAGAAGAAAAGTTCGCAGTTGCCTTTGATTCTACAACTGGCATTGTAACGACAACTGATCCACACAAATTAGATACTGGCGATTTTATTTACTTTAAAACGTCCGGTACCAAAGGTGATGCATTACCGGCGGATCTTTCCTCAAGTATCCCTTATTGGATTCAAAAAGTTTCAGAAAAAACATTTACGCTTTTTGATGATCTTGAAAGTGCCGTTGAAGGGAAAGATTCAATTACCCTTAAAGATAATGGAACAGGTTCATTGATTGCAGTTAAAAATAATATTGTCGATGCTGGCAGCTCGCTTTATACAGAAGATCATATCAATGATGCAATGCAGATGTGTTTTGATCGTGGTGGCAATCCTACAATTGCTCTTATGAGTGGGCGGAATAAACGTAGATTTAGCCAAATTATCACTGGCGGTGCTACTAAACAAAGCAGTGCTAAAGACAAGAAAGTTCAGAATGTTACCGATGTTTATGTATCTGACTTTGGTGAAGTAACAGCCAAAGCTCACCGTATGTATGGTGATAAACGTATCGATATCATGGATATGGCATATTGGGATTTAAAATGGTTCAAACGCCCACATGAAGTACAGGGTCTTGCAAAGAAAGGTTCCTATAGCGAGTTTGTACTTGAAGGTTGGTTTGGTTTACAAGGCACGCAGCCGAAAGCTTCAGGATCTATTACCAATATCAGACGGGCATAATTTATTATTCAGAGGGAAGCTCATCTTTTTAGGTGGGCTTTTTCTTATGCCTTTATCTTTATAAGAAAAGTAGGTGAATGTATGATTCTAAAACAGAAATTTAGCCAAGAAGACGACAAGCTGATTCTTAGCAATACAATTGATTGCCAGGATGCAATTGATTTGGCACATGATGCGAATCAGAGCAGTGCCCGAGGCAAAAACATTGTCTGTATGGGATATATTCCACCGGAGTATTGGATGTTCGACCCGTGGCTTATTGAAGCAAGGAAAGCGCAGTTTGCTGGTAACAAGCATGAATATTCAAAGATGCTCAAAAAGTTCTTTGAGATTCATCCTGCCTTTGCTGTTCATACTCAGAGCAAATACTATCAAGGTGGTGTGACATCGTGATAATTGTAAAAAAGCTAGTTTGGATTATTCGTTCGAAGCAAAAGGATGCGGATGAGACTAAATTCAGTGACTGGGATATTTTAAATGCTGTCAATGAGTGTCTGCGCGTAATGGCGAATGAATTCTCTTTAAGGAATAGTGATTTTTTTGAAAAAGAGAAATTCTTTGAAGCGGATGAAGTTTTAAACGGTGTCGATCTTCCTGATGATTATATTACGCTGCGAAAAGTTATTACGAAAGATGGATATCCACTATCGCCTTCAACGGCTGTTCTTGATGGTTCAACGTATATGATTACAAATAACAAGCTTTATGCTAAAACATCGATTCGACTGTTGTATAAAGGGTTTAAAACAGAAGTTACAATAGACGATAATATTGATTTTCCTATTACGTTTATTGATATCATTGTCAAAATCACTGGCTTGATTTTAAATAATGGAGAGACCGATGTTTTACTGCAGTATGTAAAAGACAGTTCCCAAAGTTTAATACCGCATAGAAGATATAGTAATGTCAAAGTATCTATGCCATTTAAAGTGTAGGTGATTTAATTGAAAGTTACGGATGCAATAAAGACGGTCCGGAAACGTGTAAACGATGAATATGAATCAGGCTATTCCGATGATGTTTTGCTTGGGTATATTAACGATGCTTTAAGTTATTTAGGATCAGCACTTGTAAGTATTTTAAATCCAAGTATGATCAAAGAAATAGTAATTAATGAAGCTGAAATTCCAGCAGAATCAACAACAAAATTGATTCCTAAAAACTTTGTTAAAACCGCCGGCAAATATCCAATCAGAATAACGGGAAACACTTTTGAAATTATGGACGGAAGTAAGCAAATTAGAATACGATATTTTGCTACATTTGATACTGTTACATATGATGACGAGTTTCCTTTTGCTAATGCTTTATATGATACTGTTGTTATTAAATTAGCGTGTATCTACGCACTTAATCAGCATGAATTTGATACAGCACAAGATCAAGCCTTAACAGAACAACTTAATTCTATTATTGTTTCCATGCTAAATGGGTAGGTGAATTTTTTTGAGATTATCTACAAAACATGCAAATCAGCAAACAATAACAAAATATGATTTTCAAGGTGGACTTAATAGCACAACAGCTCAAGAAATGATTGCAGACAACCAGTTATATGAAGTAATTAACATGGAACCAGATTCAACCACTGGTCTACTTAGAACTGTCGACGGTACAGAAGTATTACAAAAGTTCAACTTTGATATTTTTAGTGCAATGTGGGATAAAATTAACAAAAAATTTGTTGTTGTAAGTACGGAAACAAAAGCAATCAATGACGCATCAAGTGTATTTCATGATGTATATGTAAGCGATTTAGAAACTTGTACAAGAAAAGGTAGTCTAAGTGGTAACGCTCTTCCTATATATGCTTTATGGGAAGATGGACTTCTATTAGCATCTGGTGGCAAACTTCAATATTGGAATGGAACTGAACTAGTTAAGATAGAAGCTTCTCCAGATACATGCGACGGAGTATATGTTCGTAACGGACGTGTAATTGTAAGCACGGGAGGAAATAATCAACTTAAATATTCCGGCCTTGGTGACGAAAACAACTGGACGGAAAATAATAATAATGATTCTTCCTCTAAATTTTTAGAAACTGGATATAAAGATGGTGGCAATTTTATTGGAATGGCTAATCTTTCTGATGATATTATCTTCGTTAAAGACAACGGATATGTGTATCGCCTTGTTGGAAATTATCCAAATTGGGCAATGAAAGAAATTAGTCATGAAGTTGATTGCAACGGAAGAAAGAGCTTATGTTCACTTGCAAATAACGTTATGATTTTTGGTAAAAACAAAATACAACTTATAGATACAACGCAAGATTACGGGGATATGAAGGTTACAAATATCGCGACTAATATATCGAATGAACTTGCAAAATTACCGAATGATGCACCTATGGTTTATCTTCCACCAATTAATCAAGTTTGGATCGTTGGCGATAAAGGTAAAGTTCTAGTATATGATTGCAATTATGGAAGCTTTTTTATTCGAATGTTTAATACAGATGTTGTTGACGTATTTCATGCAGGTGACAACGTTATTGTTGTGAAAAAAAATGAATTGACTAGATTGAAAAGCCGATCATGTATTGACGCTGGCTTAAATCTAAAATGGAGATTTAGAGCAAAAAGACTGGTATCTCAAAACGAATATCTTTTGAAAAGGGTACAGGTGAACATAACACCGTACTTTGATGGCTATTCAAATAATACGCTCACCGTCGGCGGCATCACCATGACGCTGCCAATGCCATGGTCCGTATACCAGGTTTACAACAATTTCAGTACCATCTACAACAACGACGCGAAGGTTTTCGGTAACTACGAGAACGTGATCAAGTATGCGGTGGGCGATAAGGTTTATCAAAACAATGAGCTGGTATACGAAAATGATCGCATGACTTATGCGGTTGGGAATCTATCAAAGAACATTCGCTGCGTATACCGCAATAAATCGATTGATATTCAAGCCTCCGGCAACGGTGGCAACTTTATTTTGAATTCCATAAATTTTGATGTAGTGGAGGTATAAAAGAAAATGGCAAATGAATGGGCAAATTGGCCAGTAGGCCACCAGATAGTCTACAGCGCATCTTCCGACGAAAGCATTGCGACCTTAACACAAAAGGTTATTGCCGAAACGGACAGGATTTATTCATTACTGGCTAGACTACGGCAGCATGACGCCGGCACTGGCACGGCTCTGGATGATTCGGTACCGTATCAATTCAAAATTGATACCTTGACGGATAAGATCTTGATCCGGAACGTCGACAATTCGGCGTGGATAATGCTTGGATCTGTCAGCAAATACTTTGGTATTACGCCAGCGCAGATCAGCGCAGTAGCGACCAAAGGCGGCATAACAAGCATTGCTGTAGGCAACGACGCGGACAAGCCACTGGCGACCAGCAGCACACAAGGCGACATGTATATCGGCCTAGATCAGAAGAAAGTCTATCTGATGGGGGCGAGCGATTGGGAACTGATTCTCTCACTGAACGTGCAGAACCTTATCGGCTATGAAACCTTAGTCACATTATCTCAGACAGCCACAGTGGCCGCCGCCGGAAAAATCCCCGTAGCTAATATCAGCGGTGAATTGGAATACAGTATCACGGGGAATGCGGCAAAGATCGCCAATAAGGCAATCGATGCAACGAATATTGCGGACGGCCGGGTGCTAGTATACAGGGACACGACCGGCGGCTTTGTGTTTGAATCGAAAGGCGGTACCGGAACTACCGGCACGTCCGAAATCGACGACAACACGACCTCGACCGGCATGACATACAGCTCGACAAAGATTGAAAAACTTCTGTCCCAAAAGTCGAATATCACGGGCAGCTTGACGCCATATAGTGTAACCTATGACGACACCGGAAGAATAGCGACGGTAACGATCAACTCCGTTAACTATACGATTACCTACGACAACTCGGGCAGGTTAGAATCAATCTCGAATGGCACGGCGACCGTAACGGCCCAATACAATAAGTACGGTCAATATTTAGGCTTGGGGGCATAATGAATGATTGATAACAGAAATTTTCCTGCCGATAAAGGAATTACATTTACGGCGGAGATAACAGAAAACACGGACGGTACAACGACAGCAAAAGCTTTTGACTTTGCTCTCAATGGTAAGAATTACTCCATGCCGGATACCACATTTACATTGGATACTGGCGATACGGTATATATCACGCCGAACGGTTTAAAAAAATATGCGAAGGATTCTTACCCAGGAGCTGCTGACCTGTTTCCAAACAATGCAGCTTACTGGCTGATCAGTCGCATTGACAGTAAAAAAATAATCGTATTGGAGGCACGGTAATATGGATATTGTCATTCAAGCAAATAACTTCCCAATCTATACGATAGCGGAAGGCGCCGTATTTGAACCGCTATTCCTACCGCCGGACGGCAGCCGGAAACGGTTCTGCATCGGATGGAAAGGTCTTGGCCGGTTCACCGCCAGCAGCTTGCTGATCTGGAAAAACGGTGTTTCCCTTGCACCAGGAACGGATTTCACCGAAGAAAGCAACGGTCTATTCTTCAACTTTGCGACGGCACCGTCGGTCAGTGAGAACTACAAAGATTACCTCGTTTCCTACGTGCCACGTACCGCCGACCTAACATTTGCTAAAGGCATGGCCGAATCGACGTATTCCGGCGAAGAATATTTCTTATTCCCGAACTGGCTTGAAGCCGACGGCTGTGGGGATGGATTCTGGATTGGTAAATATCAAGCATCGCGTAATACTGCGACGAACACAGGTGAAGGTAGTGGTACAACGCCTGTTACAAAGAAAAATATAATTCCTTGGTGTAATCTAACTTTTACAGCGGCATCTGCTGCGGCTACAGCAAAAGGAAATGGATTTCACATGGTGCGCAATCGCGAATGGTGTAATATAGCTCTTTGGTGCAAATTAATGAATCTTTATCCAGAAGGCAACATTACAAGTGGTGTAGATGGTGTAGGAATTGCTGGAACTCCTGATGCAACATGTTCTGGTAGAACGCTCACTGGCACTGGGCCTGTAACGTGGAATCACAATCTGCGCGATAGCGGTATTGCCGATATGGTTGGTAACGTGTGGGAAATGATCGACGGTATACAACTTGTTAATGGAACGCTTTGGATTTACGATGCAAATAATGCGCTGGTTAGCACAGGGATAGCGCCTGCATTTGGTACGAGTGGCAATACGTTCTTGCTATTACGTGCTGATACTATCATTGCAAAAGATTGTATTCCTGCGTCTGGTACTGGAATTTCCTATAAGGGTAGCAATGGCTTTTGGTTTGCTAATAGCGGAACAACGGTCTTGCTTAGAAGTGGCAGTTGGGGCCTCGGTACCCTTGGTGGCTTGTTTACGTTCTACGCCGACGCCACTGCAGCTTCGATCTCTAGCGTAGGCATTGGTTTCCGTCTCGCAAAGTCGTTATAATTCGAATGGCGGTGTTAATCATGACGCTTAATGAGTACATAAAAAAATACGAAGAAAAAACTGGTGATAAACATGAACTTCCGACAGGTTATGTTGAATATTTTTTACCGGATCGCGGTTATTGCCAATACATAATGGATACGGATAGAGAAGCCTTGTATGTTTACGAACTCTGTGGTGATGCTAAGTTTTGGTTTGACCTTGGCATTATTATGTGCAAGCAAAATAGATTGCGATATATTACAACGATATGTACGAGGCATATCAAACCATATATTCGTTTTTGGGGGTGGGTCATTGAAGAAGAAATCAAAGAAGACAATGGTGCTGTTAGATGGAATGGCCACAATAAAGAAGGTCTAATGGTAACTATATCAACTGCATGGTTAGATAATAAAACAGGTGAATACGCATATTTTTGTACAAGTGAGGTGAATTAAATATGAACTATGAATCAATTGCAGAGTATGAATTACCTGTAATTTTTTTTATGAAAATTGATCTGCAAATGTTTAAGAAAGGTTCAAGTACAACCAATGTCCAGTCGTATACGCCAACGGCACAAGAGGTAGGCTTACAACAAAATGCATTGGATTATTCAAAGGCAGTTGCACCGAATGCTTTAAACCTAAATAACCTAGCAGCGAATCAAATCAAGGATGCATATGGTACGGTTAATGTTAACTATGGCAATTTAACTAATGATGCATTGAAGCAGCAGACTGCTGCACAGCAAGGTGTAAGTAATTTAACTCAAGGCATTTTACCGACAAGCTATACTCAAAATATGACAGATTCAATTAAATCCGGTGTAGATAAAACGGTAGGTAGTACAATGAATAATCTTGCTCAGTCTGGTGTGTTGAATAGCTCCGTAACGTCAGGTGCATTAAATGATATTAGCAAAAATGTTTCAGATACTATGGCACAAAATTATCTAAACAATGTGTCTACACTCAACGGATTGTATGGACAGCAATCATCTTTGGCAAACGCACCAATTCAAACAGCACTTGCCGGGCAGGAAGCATCACTTGAAACGCCATCGCAATTATGGAATATGTCACTTGGTATTAATCAAGGCGGTACTCTTGGAGCGTTGAACTCTCTTTCCGGAAAAGGGACTACCACAAGTACATCTACACAATCGGGTGGAGGTGGTTTATTCGGTAGCGTATTAGGTGGTCTTGCCAGCAATTCAGGTCTATTTTGTTTTGTAACCGGAACAAAAATAACACTCGCTGACGGGACTACGCGAAATATTGAAGATATGCAAGTTGGGGATGGAGTAGCAAGTCATGGCTCAGAAAAAGAAACAGTAATCGCTCTTATGCCACCGCATTATAACGATGTGTATGAAGTTGCTACCGATATAGGAAAAGTTGTAGAGACAACGGATTCTCAGCCGTTACTAAAAGATGATGGTGAGTATATTCTTGTCAAAGACTTAACAGTGGGTATGTCTCTATATGACGTAGGCAAGGTTGCATCCATTGGCTATCGCGGGGAATATAAGGTTTACGATCTCCAAATTAGTGGCGTGAATAACTATATTGCTAATGGCTTTGTGGCAAAAGGTGGTGAAGGCACATGGTAACGTGGGACGATATAGGTTTTTTACTTGGTAAGAATCTAGGTGGTTCAATTGTTGACCGTATGCAAAACAGCGATTTAAGAAAGGCTCGTCAGGATCTCGAAAATTACAATGGCCCTACATCAGAAGAAATCAACAAAGCGCGTGATGCTTTATTCAATCAGAGCAAAGACGCTGGCGTTGGTATTATTGGTCTAACTCCGCAAGAAATCGTTAATCAGCAAAAAACGGCATATGATAAAGCACAAAACAATCTTGCATGGGCGCAAAATAATGGATACGGTGATGCACCTGAAACAAAGCAGTGGATTCAATCCATGGATACTGCTCATAAAAATGCCGATTATGCAAGACGATTAGCTCAAATAAAGGGGATTAACATGGATGGCTATAGCTCAAATAATCCTCTTAACAATGATCAAGGAGTTATTCAAAATGCCGTACCGCAGAGTCAGCAAGAACAACCACAAAAAGGTTTACTTGGAAACCTTGATTTTGCCCCTCAATATGCAGCAACCGAAAAACCGCAGTCACAACAAGGCCTCTTTCAATCAACCATAGATAAAACAGCTACTGATGCGCAAAAAGATTATAATCGTGGAAATATTATTACACTTAATGATATTTATAAGGAGAATGGAAATTCTCTTGACGATACCGTTAAATCATATGCTGAGCAGTTGGCATCGGCTCGAATGAAAGATCCGAAATACTTAGAGAAGTTAGAAGATACTCTTATGAGTAAAGGGTATGATCGAAATATTATAAACGATGTACTCAAACGTGCAAGTAATGAAGTAACTCAAATGCAATCAGCTGAAAAAGAAAGTCTTACAAATCAAGCATATGCAAACATTATGAAGCTTGCTCAAACTGGAGATACAAAATCTCTTATGGCAGCTCTTCCTATCCTGCTTAAATTCACAGGGGCTAAGGCTAGTGATATTAACACTTGGGCTAAAAATAACCAACCGGAATACAAACTTGATACAACTAGTCTTGGTGGCGAAACTGTATTTAATAAATTTTCAGCTAATGGTATGGGAAATGATTCTTTCGCTACGGTACGAAATTCATTATCGCCAAACACGGAATATACAGGTAAGGTTTCTATGCGTAACAATGACAACAATAATACCACCAGTCAACGTATTACTGCAATGAAAGAGACTGGGCAAGATAATCGACTTGGAAGAAAACTTAATTATGACGCTGCGTTATACGAAGGTGGATTTAAGGGGAATAAAGGCAATGCGCCGTATGGATTTAACGCTGATGGAACAAAAGTAACTAAAGACCAGGCTAAATATACTGAAGCAACCGGACGGATATACAATGAAATTCAATCTCTTTCTAGCATAAATGATCCTGCGCTTTTAAAAAATAAAATAGCCGAAGTTGGAGATGACATTGACAAAACATATCAAGATTATCAGGATAATCCCGATATCAGCAATACGGAAAATTATGCGGCTATACAACATTTAAATAATGCGCTTGGAGAAAAGTATTTAGCTGGTAAACTTGGTGATAAATATACGTTTTATACGGACGATGGACCTGTAAGTCTAACCTATTCTCAATGGGTCAGTAACTATAAACCACATACATAATGGGGGAATAAGATATGGCATATTCAAATATATTCGAAAACAATCCCAAACTGTTTAATACAAATTCACCACTTGCTAATGATGACGGTCAAGGATGGGGTGGTGTTCTTAGTGATGCCTTAAAAAACGGAATCGGAAACACAATCCATACCGTAAGGGACATGGCTGTTGAAGCAGGCCGTCCATCATATATTGATCCTGTTACATGGCAAGAAAACATGAATGAAGCTCACGGAATAGAAAATTTTTTTGGACTTAATGAAAGTTTTGGTAAAGCTGCAGCAGATTGGGGTAAAGAATTAGAAGATAGTAATACCCATACCTATTCACCTGGGACGGCTAAAAGATATGTATCTGCTATGGTGCAATCACTTCCTGCAATGGCAACCTTAGCGGCCGGAGCTGCTGCTACTGCTCGAAGCGGCAATATACAATCAGCAGGGCAATCTATTGAAAATGGCTTATTAAAGGGCGGTGGATTACTTCAAGAAGCATTTAGTAATGCGCCAAGAGCAGCTTCTGCAATAGGAAAAATAACAAGTAGAGTAGCGCCAGCTTTAGGTAAAACGATTATTCCCGGCGTTGCTGGTGGTGTTGCTTCTGCTATTCCTGAAGCTGCTATGGAAAAACAAAATGCTATGGATGATTATGTAAATGAAGCAAAGCAAAATGGCACTTACATAGAAGGACAAACGGAGCAAGAAGCTGTGAATGTAGGTAATAAAGTTTTTAACATGAATATGGGACTTCTTGCGGGAACAAATTCAGCAGAAACAATGGCTACATTCACAAAAGGAAGCCATATCTTCCCAAAAAGCAAAGCAGCTAATATCCTTGCCCGAATGATTACTACAATGGCAAGCGAAGGTGCGGAAGAAGGAACACAACAAATCATTCAAAAACATGCAGCTAATAAGCCGTGGAGTGTAACTGATGATGATGTTAAGGAGTCCGCTCTGGTTGGGGCAATGATGGGGGGCGTTATGCATGGAGCTGGTCGTACAGCAACATGGCTTGCCGATAGAAAGTCTAACCCTACACTGCCTTTGCAAGAAAATGAATCTCTTGGAACAGAAGCACCTGCGGTACAGGCACAAACGCAAGCACCGCAATCAAGTGTGTCATCAGGAAACAGTGATATTGATTCGATGATAAATAACGCTGCAGGTAAATATGGTGTGGATCCTAATTTGATTCATGCTGTTATTCGAACTGAATCCACTTATGATCAAAATGCTACAAGTGAAGTTGGAGCACAAGGTCTTATGCAACTTATGCCAGCTACGGCACAAAGCCTTGGAGTTACAAATTCGTATGATCCTGTACAAAATATTGATGGTGGTACACGATATCTACGCCAATTGCTTGATACTTTTAACGGTGATGCTGATAAAGCCATTGCAGCTTATAATCAAGGCCCTGGCACAATACAGGAAAAAGGCATAACTGAAGGTGGAGCAACTTATTTAAATAAAGTTCTTGGAAATATGCCAGCAGATGCTTCACAAGGCGGTATCGATATTCCAACTCAGAAGTTTTATAATGTTACTGGTGAAGTATCCAATACAGGACTGACAGACTTAACGGAAACAAAACTCAACTTATTAGCTCGTGACTATTATAATCAGTTTGGGAAGACGTTGGATATTACTTCTATGAAACGTGATGGTGATGGTTCGTCGTGGCACGACAGTGGTCAAGCTGTAGATATTGCAAACGATACTTTGGCTAATGATCCAGAGGCGCGTGCGTGGCTTATTGAGCAGGGACAAAAATATGGATTGGCTGCACTTGATGAATATAGCGATCCGTCGGCAAATGCTACTGGCGGACATATTCATTTTTCTGATCATGGCGAGGCACTAGCTGGTGGGGCTTCTCAAAAAGATAGTTCAGCCGTATCTAGTCCAAAACTCACAGACGAGCAGATCAAGCAACGTGATCAACAATTACAAGATGCTTTAAGTTCCAATCAAATTACACCAGAAAATAGTTCTATGATTTTGCAAATGGCAGAAGATGTAGCAAATATGCCTACTGGTTTAGATGCAAACACAGATATTGCCTTTACTGATGAGTTATCAAAAGCAACTGATAACCACGACATTGAATCAATTGCAAAATTATTGCCGGAAGAAACGGCAAGTATTCTTTTCCCCGAAAAATATGGTGGTGTGAAAAATGAAATAAAAGCTCCAAAGATAACTAAACAAAATACTGCCGTAAGCCGGAATACCGCTATTGCTAGTATTGCTGCTAAAGGATACATTGATTTACCTAAAAGCAAAGTAAACGATTTTAAAAACGATTCTATATCAAAGGGGTTCACCGCGAAACCGCTGGATAATGGTATGGTTCGTATGACGGCGCCAAGTTACTTCTCAAACAGACCAGCGGTTCGTTCTTTGATTCCTTCAGGTAACTTGCCTATAAATACAAATCCATCTAGTCAGAATAGTAAACCAATAGAAAGATTCACACCTACACAGCAGGAAAACTTTGTAGATCCGAAGAAGAAAGAAGCATTATCAAATCTTGCGAATGTCCTCGGTGATATCAATGCAAGAAAAGTCGATGATGCAAACCAAGAGGATTCACAGGAAACTAAATCTTTAAATTCACAGATCATGCCTACTGATACACAGCAAGAGTTAAATACTACTGCAGGAGTGCAAGCTCCAAATGTAATTATGCCGAATATATCTCAAGAAAAAGTGAACTCGGAAAATATAGGACAAACTCTTCTTAAAGTTGCTCAAGAAAATGGACTTCGTGTCAACAGCACTTTAAAGGCAGGTCTAAAACAAAATCGCCCAATCGCAATAGACAATATGCGAAAGCGTTTAGAAAAAGCAGGGGTAAATACTTCTAGTTTTACAAATTCAGCGGTACAATCAAGTAATATTCCAACAGATAAAGTAAACACAATCAATGATAATCAAAATAAAGAGCAAGTAGATTCGATTCAAAAAGAAACGGCAGAAAAACCTTTGAGTGAAGAAACTGAAAAGCAGCTACCAAAACAATCATCAACTGCAGAACGCTTTGGCAGTGAAGAAGATGCGCTCAATGATATGTTAAGTACCTTTGGTTTAGAAAAACCCGTTTCGGAAAAATCGAAAACATTTCATGTAATTGATGATAGTGAAGATGCATTAAATGAGGCATTGAAAGAGTTTTCTACTGAAATGAGTAATATATCGGCAAATCCAATGTTTAATCCGAAACTTATGACTGCAGCATTCAAAATAGGCATGATTCACTTGCAACGCGGCTTAAATAACTTTGCGGATTGGTCAAAGGCTATGATTGATACAGCTGATCAAACCAAACCTTTCTTGCAAAGTACTTGGGATGCTATTAATGCTTACCCGAAGGATCTCAAATTCAACGAAAATCAAATGTCTGCCGTAATGCGATATGTTGGTACGCAATACGATAAAGGTGTTACAGATAAAGCTGAATTGAAAACACAATTAGAAAAAACGATTGGTAAAGAATATGCCAATCTTGTAGATAGTGCCTATGCAGGTGTTATCAAATACCCAACAAAGGAGGAAATACAAAATGTCACTTCTAGCAGCACCGATAGATTGGCTCCACGAACTGGGCAAGGGGAGCATCAAAACTCAGTGGGGGAGGATGTTTCAGGAACCGAATCCAGTGGAAGCGGACGACAAGGAATACAATCGCCTGATGAAACAGGGACACAGTCACGAGGTAGCATGCACATTCACGGAGATAGCACCACTTCTAGCGGAACGGTTAGCAATAGCCGAGTACGCACAGAAGAATCCAGCAATTCGAAACGTAGCACCGGAAGTACTGAATTATCAGGAAGCGTTAGAGATAGCTATGAAGGAGAACCCGTTTCTGACCCAAAAGGAAACAGAGGAAATCTTAAACCTTCTAAAAACAGATCAGACAATGCAACCGTTAAGCGCGCAGCCGTAAAAGGGAATAAAGAAAACTTCAAGGCAGGGGATACGAATAATGTTCGTGATACCCTGCCTATGTTATTGCCTGAACAACAAGAAGATATAGTATTTGCAGAAAATCGATTGTTGAATAATGAAAAAAATGGTGTGTTATTTACAAATGGGACCGGTACAGGAAAAACATTTACTGGTCTTGGCGTAATAAAACGTTTTGCAATGCAGGGTAAAAATAATATTCTAATCCTTTCACCAAGTGATAAAATCAATACTGATTGGCAAAAAGCAGCTAAAAAATACTTTGATTTAGATGTCAGTAAATTAGAAGATACGAAGGACAAAGGATCTGGAATTGTTGTCACTACATATGCAAACATGGGTGATAACAATCAACTTGTTAATCGTGATTGGGACTTGGTTGTAGCAGATGAATCACAAAGCCTTATGAGCAGTGAAAAAAGCGCACCAACGAATGCCTTAGATAATTTAAGAGCTATTACATATCATGAACGAGGCTTATTCGACCGATTTAATCGTCTGAATGAAAAGGCATATGCTGTAATAGATCATATTGAAAAAGATATCAAAGCTATAAATGAAGCCTTAAAGAGTAGTACCAATAAGAAAGCTTTAGAATCAAAACTTTCTATGTTGCAAAAAAAGAGTAAAGCTCTATGGAATAAGCTTCACAAAAAGCAAGACGCGACAATTGAGCAGTGGTCGAATATTCCTGATGATAAGAAACCGAAGGTAACATTCCTTTCAGCTACGCCATTTGCTTATGTTCCCAATATTGATTATGCCGAAGGTTATTTATTTGATTATGCTAAAAAAGATAGTGCTCGATATAATGAACCAAACGGGCAAGAACAATTTATGCTGGAAAACTTCGGATATCGTATGCGTTATAACAAGCTTACAAGGCCGGAAGGTAATGTTGATAGTAGTGTTATGGAAAGTCAATTTCATGAGAAATTAAGAAATGATGGTGCATTGTCAGGACGTATGTTGACAGTAGATAAAGACTACGATAGAGGCTTTATTCTGGTTGACGGCGGTATAGGTAATAAGGTTGATGAAGGGTTTGAATGGCTATCTGATAGTAAAAATGGTGACTTTAGAGATTTGTATGATTATATGCAAAACAGTTTTAAGCATCATCAACGAATGTATTTACTTGAGGCAATCAAGGCTCGTGGTGCTGTTGATTTAATAAAGCAATATAGAGATAGCGGTAAGAAGGTTGTAGTATTTCATGATTTTAAAAAGGGCGGATCAATTCATCCATTCCAACGTAGTAATGTTCCACAGGAATTACAGGCAAAATATAATGAATTCGCATCAAAACGGGCGGATTTAATTAATTTGGATTTAGGTGATTTGCAATCCCCAATCAGTACTTTAAAATCAGCATTTGGTGAGGATGTTCTTTTATTTAATGGCGATATTAGTAAGAAAGATCGTGAAAAGAATGTGCAGCTTTTCAACGATGACGCTAGTAAAAAAGATATTATCCTAGTGCAATCTGATGCTGGGCAAGCCGGTATAAGTCTTCATGATACAACAGGAAAACATCAACGTGTTTTACTTAACTTAGGAATGCCAGTGAAGCCAGTAGCTGCAATTCAAATTGAAGGTCGTATCTATCGAGTTGGACAAAAATCAAATGCTATATTTCGTTATCTCAATACTGGTACGAATACAGAACGAATGGCCTTTGCGAGTAAGATCGCAGAACGTGCAAGTACGGCCGAGAATCTTGCATTAGGAAACGAAGCAAGAAATTTGAAAGATGCATTTGTTAGTGCTTTTGAAGATACACTTGGAACAGATACATGGAAAGATAACCTCCCAGGAAGCGAAGGCGAAGGTATTGGTGGGAAAGCAAAAGATAGAGCAACACGAGAAGCTTTAACAGAGTTCGATCGTGCAAAGACTTTCTATTATGGACGTGGCAAAAAGAATGCTAAAACAAAATCTGCCGAGGGTAATGATTACTTTGCTACACCGGAACCGCTCGGCTATAAGATGGTTGAATGGGCCAATATCAAACAAGGCGAAAAGGTCTTAGAGCCATCAGCTGGCCATGGTGCTATTTCAAGATGGTTTCCTTCAAACACAGAAAACGTCATGATTGAACCAAGTAAGGAGCTTGCCACATCAGCTCAAATGTCCAGTAACGGAAAGCTGGTTTCAAGTACCTTTGAAGATTACTATGTCGGGAATAAATTTGATTCAATTGTCATGAATCCACCGTTTGGAAGTGGAGGAAAAACAGCGATTGAACATGTAGCGAAAGCATACAAGCAGTTGCGTGATGGTGGCCGTATAGTGGCAATTGTTCCAGATGGACCTAGTTGTCAGAAGCATTTTAATAAATGGTTTTATGGTGATGAAAAGGCAAAGGAAAAAGAGGAACGTGATGGTGCAAAAGACGCTATTCTTGTAAAAGAAATCAAGTTGCCAGGTGTTGTATTTGAAAGAGCCGGAACAAAGGTTGGAACTAAAATTCTTGTGATTGATAAAATTGAAAATGAGTCACTTCGCAAACGTGTACATTCAAGCGCAACTGATATTTCAAATGCAAAAAATGTCGAAGAATTCTTTGATAGAATCAAAAATATGAATATGCCGGACCGTATTGAAGTTACTACGCCGGCTGTGAACGAAAAAGAACAACTATCTGAATCCGTAACTAAACCTGATAACACGTCTACTACGCAAACAGAAAGTAACTTTGCAATTGGTGAACACATCAATACCCAATCAAAAGAAACGCAGTATACGGCAGCATCAAGCATAACTTTAGATAAAGATGACTATCGTAAGGTTGCTTCTTTAGCTAAGCGAAATGATGGTTATTGGAGCCGCTTTGCTAAAAGCTTTTTATTTAGCAGTAAAGATTCTCGTGATCGTTTTGTCGATATGGCAGATAAGTTTATCAGTGGCGATAAGACTATAAAGTTTTCTGCCGATGATTCTATTTTAGATTCGGATATTATTCAAGTGATTCAAGATAAAAGTGGTGCTAAAATTAAGTTCATTCCGACTGAAAAGCTTACCGATAAAGAAAATCGAATTAACAATCTTGGCAAAACACTTAATTGCCAGGTACGTTTTTTTGATGGTCCATCCGGGCTACGTGGTTTTCATGCAGGAGGTACAACATATCTCAATCGAAATGGTAATTTAACTCCCCAATGGACTTTTTGGCATGAAACTTTTCATTGGATGACAAGGAATAATAATCGTTTATTCAATGATCTGAAAGATTCAATCCAGAAACATTCCCTTATAAATCAAGCACAAATTGATGAATACAGAAAAGAAATTGCAATGGGTGAAATGACTGACGAACAGGGCGAATATGTAATGTCTGATGACGATATTATAGAGGAAATGATGGCTGATAAAATGACCGATGTTGCAGGCCGTCTTGGTTTATCTAAAATGCTGTCTAAGAAAGATCCTTCGCTGTATGAAAGATTCATTGAGTTTATCAATAATGTTTTACAGAAGTTCAAAAGACTTTATTTAGAACCAATCGGACTAAATAGAACGCAAGGTAACTTAATGGAATCAAAGTTCTATCAAATAGCTGCAGATATGCGTGATGCCGAAGGAAAACGCATATTTAGAAAGAACAACGGTCTTTTAGAGTCAATAGCTACGGGGAAAATCATAGATGAAAATGCTGGATTTAATGTCGATAATACTGCAATTGCTTATTCAAAAAACTTTGAAGAATTTCATGAAATAAAGGAAACGCGCTCTGAAAAGGGTGCTTTTTCTATGTCTAAAGATAGTACATTGGTTAAAGACCTTGCCTCACGTGCAGTTAAAAAGTTAGCAGAAGCAACTGGCATGAAAATCAAAACCGCAAGTAACGTTACCGTAGATACTTTGCCTAAGGGGGATAAGTTGAGCTTGTCCGATAAACTTTGGCGTTCTCCATCCGAAATAGCAAAAGCTCATCGTGTTTTTGCTATTTTCTTCCGTCTAGCAGATAAAGCTATGGCCTTGCAAGAAAAGTTGCGTAACTCTTTTGCAAAGGATATGAAGAAAGTTCAATTTTTTCTCAAAAAAGATCAAGACCTAGAACAATGTACTGCGGCTCTATGGCAAGGTGATGCTGAACAAAAAGAATATAGTGTCAAAGACTTAAAAGAAATGGGGCTTAGTGATAATGCTATCCATGCCTATAACCTGATTCGTAATAAACTTAAAGAGGCATACAATCTCATTAATGATACTCGGCAACAGGTTAAGATTAGAAATAAAGTTATGTCCGATGTTGATTTAGAAAATTTGCGTCAAAATAAGTTCGTTGATGTTCTTAAAACAATTAAGCAAGATGATGAAAAACATCTTGTGAGCTATAAGTCTCCTAAAACGTGGAGTAAACAAGATGAGATTATTGACCAAGAAACCTTAGAACGTTTCAAGCAAGATGAAAACATACAAGTAACTAAAGCCATGCTGCAGCCAAACGGTTTATATAAAGTAGATTATTTTGAAAGAATTGCTCCTATGGTAAATCGAGAAGGTTATCTGTCTCATTTTTTCCATGAATATATGATTATGGAAAAAGTTAAAGATATTACGAACAAATCAGGATATTCTTATCAGGTTGTTGGAAGTGGCAAAAAATTATCGGAAGCAATTCACAAAGCTAATGATATTGCAGGGCTACCCCAAAATGCGGATAAGGAATATGTGATTCGATCTAAAGAATTTAACTTTGATGGGCAAAAAGAAATTGCAGCCGTTCTAGGTGATAATGAATTTGCTCAAATGACAAAACAGGTTGCAGATAATACGGACATGACACTCAAAGAAGCTCGCGAATTCCTTCATGAATCTGGTGCAGGATTAAAAGCACGGCATAGATTCTTTGGTAACATGCTGCATAGAAAAGGTACTGCGGGATTTGAGAAGGATTTATTCTGGGTACTCAATCACTATTTCAATTCATCTAGCCGTTATGTTGCTATGGAAGAATTTAAACCGGATGCAATAAGCCAGTTCGAAAGATTCTTTGGCCGATTTGATGATGACTATTCTAAAGATCAAACCGCAAACTATATCAAAAATTATATCAACGATATTAACGGCAATCCAACATCAGTTGAAAACGCCTTAAATGATGCATTGAAAGGCAACGTATTTTTCCAAACCGTATTGGGTGACCACTTCGGCGATCGACCAGCACTGCAGATCTCTTCTGGTATTTCTGGAACAATGGCTAAAGCAAAACTTGGTTTTTTTAATACATCGTCTGCGCTCATGAACTTTATGCAGTTTTTTAACATTGTTGGTAAAACAAATAGCTATGAATATGCCATGAAAGGATTGAAAAAAGCGCTAAATCCAAGCCCAATAGATCAATTTATCATTGATGAAAGTGGTGCTCTTAACGATATCAATATTTCAGCCGATGCCGGTGGTTATTCGCAACGTAGAAGTTCCGTAAAATCATCAGGTAAAATGAAAGGTATTAAAAGTGCGGCACAGTTCACAACAGATAAGTTGAATTGGACTATGGATAAAGGAATGTTCCTGTTTGCGAAAGCAGATGCGCTTATGCGAAAAACTGCTGTATTAGGTGCATATTATCAAGGTGTTGAAGCTAAAGGGTATAAGGTGGCACCTGGTGACAAAATTTCTTATAAGGCATTAGAGTATGCCAAGGAAGTGGATCGTGATGCAAACTTTAGTTATGGAGTACAAGATGCGCCTAACATGATTCGACGCGGATCTGTAATAACGCAAAATCTATTCCAATTTCAAAAGTATCCGATTAAGCAAATGGAATTTATTATGAATCTTGCAAAACAAGGAGATTGGAAACAAAACGCAAAGTTCTGGCTACCGTTTTTATTGATTGCAGGATTGGGGCAATTTCCTTTTATGGATTTATTCGATGAGCTTATCACTCTATGTACGGGTATGAAACCAAAAGAAGCATCGAAAAAAATCTTAATGGAATGGGCCGGCAAAGATGCAACGAAACAAGCTATAGCGAATACTGCTATGTATGGTATTTTGAGCAATGTAGGTATTGATATTTCAAATCGTGCTGGTATGTCAAACTTCTTTTCAGATATGCAACTTATGGGACCGGCAGGAAGCACCGTAAGCGGCATGTTAAAACAGGCCACAAATGGCAATCCAATTGAAACAATCAAAGCATTTTCCCCGGCACTCGGTAATATGCTACAAGCCGCTGTTGGTGAAACAAGAACTACTCGTCACCGCGTTGGTACAACCTATGATTCTGCTTATGAAAGGATTTTACATGCAATGGGCTTTAGAACAACAGATGAAGCCATTACTACAGATTTAAAAGATGCTATGTACAATGAACGTAATGAACGCAAAAATGATGAACAGGATGCAATTGATACGTTCATAAAGAATCCGACAGCAGAAAATAGGAAACGGCTACAAGAGCTAAAAATCACGCCGAAGCGTATCGAAAATGAACGTCGCCGTAAAAGTTTGAACAATAAAGAACGTGCTATTGATTCAATGGACAAGAAACAAAAAAGCGCATTAAAAGATACTATTGAATTTGCTGAATAGAAAGAGCCAATATAGGCTCTATTTTTATGACTAAAAAATTTAATTCTAAATGTGTTTAAAAATTGCGATTAAAAGAATGTATATAAGTGAAGACGGTAAAACAAACATGAAATAATGATTAATTCTAATAGGTTTGTAGATTGCCGAAGTTCATTAAAAATAAAAAGGAGAGATAAGAATGATTTACAATTTAAATGAAAAGTTCACAGAAGTAAAAGAAACAGAAGGGGTATTAGAGAATAAATCTAGTTGCTTTACTATTGAATTAGTTGTAAGCGATAATTCACCCGAAAAAGATACGGGCATTGAATTACAACCAAAAGAAAAGATGCCATTTAGCTTAGAGACAGGGAAAAAACTTTATGCAAGATGTACAAATCTAGATGGTGTGATGGCAAATTTAGCTGTTGTAAATTTTAATTTGCCTGCTTCGGGAAGCTCTGGCGCAGGCGAAAAAACATTATGGAGTGGATCAGTTGGTACAACCGGTAGCACAGTGGTTACAAATATTATACCTCTAAGTGACTCGTTAGCTAATTATCGAAAGTTCGGAGTGCTTTTCACCGAATATTCATCTATCAACACGGCGTATTGGAGACCACAATACCGAGAATTTACAGTAAGCCAATTGCAAGATGTAATGGCAAACGGAATTAATGCGGCATCTATTTCCTGTATTTGGGGATGGGCTAATACCGAAGGATATTCAGATATCCAAGCAACATCATCATTAACTTCACTGGATATAAAATCAAAATACTCATTGGTAAAAGAAATAAGAGGGATATACTAAAAAGAGTAGTAATAATAAAGGTTTTACTTAGGATAGAGCCTATATAGGCTCTATTTTTATGCGGAAAAGAGGTCGAAAAATGGATTTTATCATTAATTATTGGGGACAATTTATTTTTGGAATCATTGGCACATGGATTGTTTCTACTGTAAAAAAAAACAAAGCAGAAAACCATGCCTTGCGCTTAGGTATGAGAGCAATCTTAAGAGATCGTATCATACAAACATATAATCACTACAGCGAGAAAGGATATTGTCCAATATATGCACGTGAGAATGTGAGTAATATGTACGATGCTTACCATAATCTTGGTGGCAATGGAACCGTGACTACGCTTTATGAAAGATTGCAAGATTTACCTACGGAAGGGGGTGAATATGGTGAATACTAAAATAAAGAAATGGTTGGTAATGCTCTTATATGAAAATGGACAATTATCATTAACAAGAACGCTAGCTATCATTGGATGGTTGGCGTTTTTGTTTGTCAGCTTTTATTTAGTTTGGAGAGGTACCGGCTGGCAGAACTATGAAACGTTTGCGAGTCTTACTGGCGGTGGTGGTGCTGCTACACAGGTAGCAAATAAGTTTATTAACAGTAAATACAATAGCCAAGTTGGAAGTTATAAAGAAAAGGATGGTAATGAGAAATGAAAATTTGTATTAATGCAGGGCATTACCCTGGTCTAGATTCTGGTGCCGTAGGAACATTTTTGCAGGAAGCAGATGTAGTAAAGAATATCGCACATATTGTATGCAGAGATTTACAAGCAGCTGGCTATGAAGTTTTATTCGTACAAGAGAATGAACTTGCAGATATCACTAATGCAAGCAATTCATTTGGTGCGGATTTATTCGTATCAATTCATTGTAATGCTGCAGCAAATCCAGATCCACAAGGAACCGAAACGTTCTGTTATGCTTCTGGTGGCGCTGGTGATTCATTAGCTTTTAATATTCAAAATCAGATTGTAAAATCATTTGGAACGGTCGACAGAGGCGTAAAATACAGCACTGGATTGTATGTACTCAAATATACTGATTGCCCGTCTGTTTTAGTCGAAACTGCATTTATCAGTAATTCGGATGATGAGCAATTACTTGCAGATCGCCAAGCTGATTTTGCACATGCAATCGCACGTGGTGTAACTGATTATTTTGCGTAGAAAGTTAAGTAGATATTAATAAAGCGCTTAAATCGAATCCTACGAGGACGATTTAAGTGCTTTATTAATTTAGGAGGTTTGTAAAATGGATGAAAAAGAATTAGCCGAGAAGGTCATGCAAGCAACAGAGCAGAAAGTCGAAGCCTTACCAAAGCGTATAAAAGTAACCATAGCTATTTTGGCTATGGTTTTATTTTGCCTAGTTGGTTATATTGCCTATGAACATTTTTTTGCAAAATCGCAACCAGTTACATACGAAGGTCAACAACGAGCCGAGACATCGGAAGGTGTAAAAGAAGCTGCTAATAATGCGCATATTGATATGCTGCAAAGTCAGTTAGAGGAGGCGGCAAAACAAATTGCATTACTCAAAAATAAAGCACCAGACACTATAACTCATACAGTTGTACAGCAAGTGCCTGTCGTCGTTGAAAAAGAACGGCAGAAGTCTGGTGCTGATTTTGCTATTGTTACAAATCCATCAAGTCCGAATGAAAAAGTAGATTTATCGCAGTATAAAGCAACTGATCCAGTTGTACTCAACCAATATAATGTGCATGCATATAAAAAAATATTGCGGCAAATTGATTATGCACCCCAAAACGTGGATGATTGGACACCAAAAGAGATCGGTTATTCGGTATCACGTAAAATCAGCAATGACGGTAAATATTTAGGCGTTGCTGTAGATCATGATTTTGATGATAAAAAGACAACTGTAAAATTAAGATACACATATTAAATTTGAAAATCCGGCACTGATACAAAAAATGTATCGATGCCGGATTTTTTTTATTCTATGTGTTTAAAAATCGCAGTTCAAAGAATGTATATAGGTGAAAGCTGATATACAGGAAACACGCAATTAAAATAAAAGTTCCTTTGCTATATTGGCTTTCGAAATAATTTAATTTTAGGAGGAGATTTATTTATGTATCAAGTAGACGATTACACAGTGTCTTTATTACATTTTGACGAAGGAATTAAAGATGAAACGGGGAAAGTTTGGACGGCAGTGGGCAATCCGGTAGTTTCCACAGATCAGAGTAAATTTGGCGGGAAAAGTTTATATTTGGATGGGAGTAGTTATTTAGACAATATGCTCAATCCCTTAAATGATTTTAATTTTACCGTGGATTGGTGGGAATATAGAATTAGTTCACAATCTGGAAGTCAGTATCAAATGCAAGGTAGCGCCTATGGTGCTAACCCATTTTCGATTGGGCATGTATATAATTCTAATATTTGTTTTTCGCTTTCTTCAACGGGTAAATCTTGGGACATGGCTCTTAACCTAATTATTGGTCCTGTAATTCTTAATGAGTGGACACACTATGCATTGGTGAGAAAAGGCAATGTGTTCTATGCATTTCAAAACGGGGTTTTAAAAAATACTTTTAATAGTGACAAGTTGCTTTACGGTGCTGATTTATCATCTTGCATCGGTGCTTATGGCTCATCTTATGGCTTTAATGGCTATATTGATGAGTTTCGCATCTCAAATATCGCTCGTTGGACAGAAAACTTTAATCCAAATAAACCATTGGATGATGGCAAATTTTTACTAACAATTACTTTAGCTGAAGAAGTCGAAAGAGAATACCCAGTAACGAAAGATGAATTAGATGCCTTTATTAAATGGTATGATTCTAGAGCAAATGGTACTGGATCAGCTTATTATACATTTGATAAATTTTTGAACAGAAAAGATTATATTGTGTATGATAAAATTCTTACTTTCGAAGTAACTGATTTTAGTAAGTAGTTAAAAAAGTGGGAACTAGGTACAAAAATGTACTTGGTTCCCTCTTTTGTTTTGCCTATATCCTTAAATTACCGTTGTTTTTGCGATGAAAAGGCTATAATATAAAAAAACAAACATATGTTCTGAAAATGGAGGAAGTATGGAAAAGAAGTTTATTAAAGTGATTGCAGAGCATTTTACAGATGGAACGGTTAAACCACTTTCAATTGATTGGGATGGACGGAATTTAAGTGTTGACAAGATATCAGATATACGCCAGTCTGCATCTTTAAAAGGTGGAGGGCAGGGGACAAGGTATACGTGTAAGATTTGTAATAGAGATGTTTATTTGTTTTGCGATGATAAGCTTTGGTTTATTGAAAAATTTTAAAATAATAGCATACCAGTTGAAATTTGGTTATAATAAAAAATAAGCATATATTAAATTAGTTATTATTATTGATAGTTGAGTTTACATTGTAGTTGTGCTAAATCTTTAATTTATTATGATTAAATATAATAATTACGCCAGATAAAATTGGTGTATTTTATATGCATCTGTTGACATTGTACACAGATTCGTGTACCTTGGTCCACCAAATAGTATACAAAGTGTCCACATAGCATATAATAGATAAAGAAAAATAGGTGCTAATGGTAAACGGTTACCCTTTTAGTGAGTGAATTTCTATAGAGTAAAACTGCTCGACCTGAGAAATTTTGCGGTTTCACTTTTTTATGGTAATAATATATCCTGTTGCAACAATTAAAAAAATAATAGCTGTAATGCCTTTAAGTTATTAGGTTTAAATATAATAATTACGCCAGATAAACTTGGTGTATTTTATATGCATCTGTTGACAAGTGTACACAGATTCGTGTACACTTGTTAACAAGTAGTAGACTCTAAAAAGCAAAAAGGTGCTACCGGATTGACGGTTAATTCCTGAACAAGCAAGAGAATAAAGTTTTTCGACCTTAACCGCCTACTTTGTGCAGAAGTCGGCGGCTATTTCTTTATGGATAATATGTAGCCAGTAGCTACGATGATAAAATCTATTGCCGAATTTATATCCTAATTGTCACACTTTTTTTGAGCGTGATTAATCTCTAGCGTCTGGTAGTATCTAAAATAATATAACATTCAAAAAATGAAAAACATTAAATAGGAAGATGAACTTATGATTAAATACTCTGATTTACAAAATATATTAAAAAAAGAATATAAAGGCATCGGAAATGAATTGTTGGCATATATTTCACATTATTTACAAAATATCAATTCTGACGAAGCTGATCTGTTTTTTGAACATATTCCAAGTCAAATTAAAGAGTTGCTTGCTAATGAAACTATTGAATGGGATGTCCCGTTTTTTTCAAAGCCCAATCCTATATTTACATTTATTGACTTATTTGCAGGGATCGGAGGAATGCGCACTGCATTTCAGAATTTAGGCGGTAAATGTGTTTTTAGTTCAGAATGGGATGAATATGCTCAGAAAACGTATGATAGAAATTTTGGCGAGGTGCCGTTTGGTGACATTACTAAAATTGATGAAAATAAAATTCCAAACCATGATATTTTAGTTGCAGGTTTCCCATGCCAAGCATTCTCTATTGCAGGTAAGCGTGGAGGATTTGAAGATACTAGGGGAACATTATTTTTTAATGTTGCAAAAATACTAAAGGCGAAGCGTCCAAAAGCATTTTTTCTTGAAAACGTTAAAGGTTTATTGAATCATGATAGGGGAAGAACTATTAAAGTAATCCTAAATACATTACGAAATGATTTGAATTACTATGTTCCAGACCCACAAGTTATAAATGCAAAAGATTTTGGAGTGCCACAAAACAGAGAAAGAGTATTTATTGTGGGCTTTCGTAAGGATTTGGAAATTGATTCTTTTGAATATCCTAGAGCAACGGGTATACAATCCTGTATTGCAGATATAATTGAAGAAGATCCGGTTTCGGTAAAATATTATTTGTCGACACAATATTTAAAAACTTTGATTGAACATAAAGCAAGACATGAATCTAAGGGAAATGGATTTGGGTTTGAAATAGTTTCTCTTGATGGTATTGCTAATGCTATTGTTGTTGGTGGCATGGGTAGAGAACGAAATCTTATTATTGACGATAGGTTGACTGATTTTACTCCTGTTACAAAAATTAAAGGTGAGGTTAATCGAGAAGGGATACGGAGAATAACACCTAGAGAATGTGCTAGATTGCAAGGTTTTTCTAATGATTTTTTAATAAAAGTTTCTGATGCACAGGCCTATAAACAGTTTGGTAACTCCGTTGCTATACCTGCGGTGCAGGCGACGGGTGAAGTTTTGGTGAATATGTTATATGGGAACTTAGAGGAGATGGCAGTAGAAGATGATAACGGGGAACAAGGGAGAATGGAGCGAGCTTTACGTTTTATTGAAGTTGCTGGGTGATGGTGTTATTCACGGCGCAGATGCAGATCTGAATAGATTGGAACAAGTTTTTTATCCAATAATAAAGATAATAAGACGGGAGACAAATCAAGATTTAAAAGAATATTGTAGAAATGAAACAAGTAGAACAATTCGTATAATAAATGGAAATGATAATTCTCTTTTGCTTGAATGCGATGTTAATCAATTTATTGATAAGGCTCAAGCTTTGTTGCAAGAAATTCAACAAGCACATACAAGTTCATTTAGTATTCCAGAAATTGAGCAATTTATGGAATTGATAAACTGTACTGCCATAAAAGCTAGGTCTGAAGACAAAAGAGATATTACAATGATGGTTCATGATATGACTACCAATATGAGACCAGTTCTCGGTTTCAGCATAAAATCTAAGCTTGGTGGGGCATCTACTTTATTTAATGCAAACAGAACTAGCAATTTTATTTTTGAAATTACTGGTGCCCATTTAAGTGACCAACAGATTAACGAAATCAATGCGATTAACTGTAGTTCAAAAATTCGCAGTCGATTACAGGCAATTGCATCTATGGGTGGAAATTTAAATTTTTGTGGAGTTGAAGGCGAAAAATTTGGATTGAATCTTGCACTTATAGATACTGCTTTACCCAGAATACTTTCATTTATAGTTCAAAAATATTATGAGGGACATGGAACGGATATGGTTCAACTAATTGCATGTCTGGAGGAAGAAAATCCTTTGGGGTTTAATACCGCTTATAATCATCCGTTTTATTTATATAAAATAAAAAAGATGCTTACAGATATGGCGTTAGGAATGACCTCAGCAGTAGTTTGGGATGGCAGTTACGATGCAACGGGTGGTTACATAATTGTTCGAGAAGACGGTGAAGTGCTTTGTTATCATATCTATAATAAAAATGAGTTTGAAAACTATTTGGTATCAAGTACTAAACTTGATACTCCAAGCAGTTCAAGGCATAATTTTGGTTTGATTTATAGGGGAAATAACACCTTATATATAAAATTAGGATTACAGATTCGTTTTTAATTTGTGTATTAGTATTATGAGAAGAATTTATTAGACAGCTTAAAATTGAACTGACCCCCATAAGTTAGACCTAAATCTAACTTATGGGGGTCAGTTTTTTTATGGCAAAATATAGTTTTGAACTTAAGCAAAAAGTTGTCCAAGCA